TCAGACCTCTTCGACACACTCCACCGAGCGCTCGATCATCACTTTGGCCATCTCCACCATGTGCATGGAGGCGAAGGCCAGATCGCGTTGTGAGCCGGTCAATTCATCGCCGAGCTCGTAAGCGGTGGCCGATGCGCAACGCAGGAAATCCAGCGCATGCACCAACGTCGCTTCCAGGCTGATGAAGTCGAACTTGCTGTCGTGGGGTTCTCGGGGAGACCGAGGGACTGGCAGGTAGCACGCCATGGCGCGTTTGACGACGGCCTTGTCGAAGACCGGAGTGGTGTTGGGTGGATCGGGGGTTATTTTGACCATGTTTTAGCTCCTTCTATGAAGTCGCTGCCTGTTCGCTACTAAACGAAAGGCGGCAACTGTACGCAAGTTAGTAGACCGGTGAGCTAAGAACCGGCGCACCCGAAGGTGCCAAGCGCACAGTCGCCATAGCATCGGGACAAAACCTGATGAAACACGGCTGTGTTGCGCCTTAACTCACTGCGGGCTACTAAACCCGATCGCTGATGGGCAGCGACGGGCGGAGAGTAGAAGCACAAATCGAGGGACGCAAGCGGTCGGGGATTCTCTCGGAAATGTCCTTCAAAAGAAAGAGACCATGCCTGCAAAAACCGGCCTGAAAGCGTTGCAAAAGATGATCTCTGCGCACGCAGCTCTTGATGCTGACCAAAGGCCGTAGGAGATGATACCGGCACACACGATGCCTGGGATTCTGGCCGAAGGCCGTGGGAGTGGACTTGTCCACGATCTGTCGGGAACCGACAGCAAAATAGGAGCACCGTGACTCTGCGTCAGATTCCGGCTATCAGAGCACAAACAGACAATGCCCTCTAAAACTGATCATCCTTCAACCGCGTAAACGGCACGCTGCGATTCTGCAGCTTACGCAACGTCAGCTTGTAGGCACTCGACTTGATCTGACTGCCCATCGGCGTCTCCTCCAGCAAAATACGCCCCGACGCAAAGGCGCAGCCGGTATTGAGCATCTTGTACTTGAGCAGATACAGCCCCGGGTCCATCTTGGCGAAACTGAACACCGCCCCGGCCGGCACGAACGCATGCCGAAACGCCCTGCGCCCCACCGCATCCGTGACCTTGGCATACACCGCCGACTCACCCGCCGAGTTATCCACAGTGATCTGCGACCAGCCGTTGTCCTTGAGCAACGGCATGTCCTTCACATACCCCGCCTTGTCCGACCACGGCGCGCCCATCGGATCCAGCGCGGGCACCTCACACTCCGACGCCACCGCCTCAACAGGCTTTGCCTGGCTGACCACAGGCTCTTCAACCGGTGCGGCGGGCGCAGGTTTGGCCCACGTCTGCGCCACAGGCACCGGTTCAGCCGGCACAAACGCCTTGCCCGCCTCCGGGTCATACCCCATCCACGCCCCTCCTGCGCAGAACACCACAAACACCAGCGCCCAGCGCCACGCATTGCGACGCCGCTTGCCACTGGAAGGTGAAGCAGGGGAAGGAGCCGCCTTGTGAGCCGGGCCTGCCTGAGCCGCCCGAGCAGGCGTCACAGTCGCGGCGGCAGAGGTTGCAGCATAAACATGAACCGCCTGCCCTTTCGCCGCATGCGCCTGCTTGCGACGCTGCGCCTCGATACGGGCCTTGTGCTCATCGGCAGCCAGCTGCGCGTCATAAGCCGCCCGCCGTCCGGGGTCAGCCAGCACATCATGAGACGCGTTGACCACGCCCATCATGTCCGAGGCATAAGGATCGGGATTCCTGTCCGGGTGCAGCTTCTGCGCCAGCTTGCGATAAGCCTTCTTGATCTGCTCAGGAGAGGCATCGCGAGCAACACTCAGCAGCTCGTAATGCGTAGGCGTTCTCTGCATTGCACTAGCTGTCCATGGCCGACTGCCATTTTCGATACAGCTATATCGGCCAAAAAGCCCATAGCTCCAGTGCAAATGCCACGCAACAGGAACCAGCCCACAAGAAAATGCCCGAATCCAGAGGATTCGGGCATTTCTTGAAACATCGATGAAACCTTCGCCACCATCCAGACGCACATTCATGCGATTCAGACAGCAATCCTCGGCCCCACCTTGCGCAAGACCCAACAGGCCAGACGCAATGACACCTATTCTTCAACAACTCCTCAGCGAATGACCCGCCTGCGGCACACAACACCCCAAGCCCGGTTACGATCCATCGCATCACTCACCAGACAATCCTTTGTCTGCATGGCTGAAAAGCTAACGGCCTGTGCTGCTGACTCAGTAGCCTGGGCCGTTGAGAACAAGCCTATGCAAAGCCCCCCCGCCCTGCAACACCCCCAAAACCATCAGCCCCGCCCAGCGCCTTTTCATACGCCAGATAGCCATCAACGCTGGAAGCATCGGTTTGCAAGGCCAGGTTAAAAATCCAGCCTCCCTTGACGCTCAAGCCGCCCGCAGCAGAAGCAAAATCAGCGTTCAAAAGCGCAGAGCTCACACACATCAAACAGACCAATCCCCCTAAACCGAAGGAAACGTCCTGCACCACCACCCGCCCACATCCTACCTGGAGCACCAACGGTCAATTTTTTTCAACTGAATCAGACAGCTAGGGTTTACAAGCGCATCAGAAGCTATATACTCGCAGCCCATTACGCCGGTATAGCTCAGTTGGTAGAGCAACTGACTTGTAATCAGTAGGTCCCGGGTTCGACTCCTGGTGCCGGCACCATATAAAACAAGGCCTCGCAGCGATGCGGGGCCTTGTTGTTTCTGCCAAACGTACAAATAGACGTACATTGTTTTATGCGGCTGGAGAGTTATCCACAGCTATGATGCAGTTTTTGGTGGGTATTCGTGAGGGTCTGATGACGATCACAATCACCCACTTTTTATAAGTAGTGAACGATACGCAGCCTCGCACGCCTGCAGCGACACGGTCAGTCGGTCAGCGTGGCGCGCCAGGTCTCCCGCTCGCGCGTCAGCCCGGCTGAGCAGGTCGGAGAGCACCATTGCGGCACGGGTGGCATTCTTGCCTCGCTCGGAAGCTCCGGTATCGCCGGGCACACAACCTGCTGTGGCTGCCAGCTTTCCTGCTTCGATGCGCAGCCGGTCGCCAGCAGCGTCAGCGCCAGCAGCATCAGCAATCGCAACGGCCTGTTCTTGTCTCGCATTGTTTGCCACCTGGTTGGCCGCACTCTGGCGGCGTTGCTCTTCGGTTCGGTATTCGGTCGTGGTGGTGGCCACGGCCTGCGACTGGGCGCTGACCTGATCGGACCACTTCGCCTGCCACTGGCTGTCAGTCACGCTCACGCCGTGCCGGTATGCGCCGTACAGCGCACCGGCCACAGCCAGAAGGATCAGCAGCACGCCGCCGAGCCGGTATGCGAATCCACCCATCAGCGCGCCCATGACTCCTCCCAATTCGGAAGATCGACCGTTTGACCAGCAAGTGCGTGCGTACAGTCACCGAGATATTGGATGCGACCGTCTGTTACGAATGAGTGGCAGACTTTTCCGAATCGGCTGGTGAAAACCGCCTCTCGACCGCCTTTCGCGTAAATCGCGTCGTACTCGGCCTCTTCTTCTGGTGTCATCACGCTGCGCCCATCCGGCGCACCTGTCGTTCGAGCCAGCACAGAAGGCGTAAAGGTTGGCGTATCGGGGTTGCCGTTGTATCCCCAGTTCGGTCCCGGCGTTCCCGGGGAGTTGACCTTTATGCTGTGCGGACCGTTGCAACCGTTGCAGAAGAACCAGACCGAACCATCCGCCCCCATACCCAAGCAGCGGCCTATCGCTTTAATAGCGCTCATGCCAACACCTCAAGCGCTCGGGCGTACAGCGCCTGCCGATCGGCCAGACCGTTCGTGCCGCCGTTGATTTTGCGGGTGATTTGGATAAATTCGCCCTTGTCTGCCAGCGTATTGAGCCCACTCTTGCCCCAAAACCACGCTGCCGACATCGCGGCATGCTGCGGCAGCTCGAGCAATTCGGGATGGTTGATCAGATCCAGGCCCAGCGCTTCGGCGCACTCGGCATAGTTCGCCCGCCCAGTGATCTGGATCAGGCCGCGCCCACGGTATTTGGAGCCATCGCCCGGCACGGTATTGCCCAGGTCTTTGCGCCCCTCGTATCCCAACTGCTGCGGAGTCGGCCCCCAAATCTCGCGGACGTAGCGCAGTTGGCCGGACTCATGACCGACCTGGGCGATGAAAGCCGCGATGCGCAGCGGCGTCACGATCTGGTACTTGCTCATCGCCGTGTTGAGGACGGGTGCAAAAACGCCGGCTTTCTGGCCGGCGCTCGGGAGTATCTGCAGCAGCTGCTGCGCGGTGATCGGCATTTGGGTTTCTCCAGGCAAAAAAATACCCGCTCGATGGCGGGGTGCGGGTGTTGCTGTGCAGGTGTTATGCGGTGACAGGTTCTGGTGCTGGCTGAATCGACGCCTTGAGCGCGGCCAGTTCGGCGCGCAGCTCTTTGACGGCACCCATCAGATCGGTGATCAGCGCCATCGGGTCGAGTTGCTGAATACGCGGGTTGCCGTTTTCATCGACGCCGTCCTTCTCGCCCGATGCGGCCAGCGGGTTCACTTCTTTGGCTTCGTGGGCGATCAGGCCCTGATAAACGTCACTGCCTCCTTTAAATACGTCTCCAAAGTTCTTGCGCTGGTAGGTGACAATTCGGTACGCGTCGATACGATCCAGAAAAGACGGTGCGGAAAATTCCTTTATGTACTTCTTGAGGCGGTAATCCGATTGGAAGAGCGTCATTGAACCGATGTAGGTTGCGTCGATATAGACGTCCACATATGAGCCGGTCCAGTTGAAGTTATAACCGGTCGTGCCTCTCGATCCGTTAAGGCCGGTCCGGCACCAAGTTGCTTTCGATCCGAAGCGACCATCGAGGGTCAGCGTCCCGGCCGAATCATTGATCAGGCGGACGTCATAGTCAGCGGCTGTGTTGTTGTAGTGAAAATCTACCCAAGGGGTTGTGTGGGTGAGCTCCAGCGCCCTGATGGTAACGGCATCGGTCGCGCCCAAACCCAATCCTGCGCGCGCGCTGGGGCCATCCGTGCCGCCAGTACCACCTTTTGTGATCGGCACTGTATTTTCAATCGCTGCACTCCCAAGCCCGAGATTTGTTCTGGCCCCCGCGGCTGTAGTGGCGCTTGTCCCTCCTGACGAGAGGGCAATTGGGCTGCCGACGACGCTCAGCTGAGCAACAGAAAGGACCCCGCTGTAGGAGTACGTCATTACCGGGCCGGCCGCCGTATTGTCCGAGTTAACGGACCACCAGGCATGCCCGCCGAGGCCGCCGCCACGGTTGCATATATAATTCGCCCCGCCATCGTTGTTACCATTCCAGCCCATGTAAAGGCCTTGCACGTTGTAACCGACCGGGGCACCACGAAAACCGATGCTCTTGATCAGGGCGTCGTAAGCGCCGCCCTTCATGCCGAGACTTGTAAGCGCTGAAGCGCTATCAGTAGCGCCAGTCCCGCCCTTGGCCACCGGCAGGATGTCGTAGTTCCCGGTCGTGCCCAGCGCGGCCAGCTTTTCGCCGTACTGCAAAACCAAAGCGCGCAGCCGGTCAGCAGATTCCTTGACGTAGCCCTGCAGCGGAGCCAGCGCATACCCGCCAGCGCCGTTGGTAGCACCCTGATAGTTTGGCGATATCGACATGGCCGTGTCACTGGCGATGTTCGTCACCTCGTACCAGCCGCCATCCGGGCCACGAAAGCCATCGCCGACGCGGCTGTTTGCAATGAATGCCGTACCACTGCCAATAACGGCGTTTGAATTTTGGGTAACGGAAACCGTCCCGGTTTTATACCAAGGCATTGAATTCTCCTAATTATATGCCTTGATTCAGGCGGTTAGTTTTGCGCAGAGAAATGGCCGGTGGCCCTGATCTGTCCACGCCGTTGTAGCGAGGCTATACATCATTATTTTTGAATTGGTGTAATCAACTGCTATTCCGCAGCCTCCACCGCTTGCGCCGTTGTGACAACTCATAGCAAATGAATTTATTGATATAAACTCGCCGGCCCCAAGCAATTTATCGATGCTCCATATATACCGACGACCGACGCTAAGCTGATCGCTCCCGACGTATGTCCAGTTACCCGCAGCAAACGTTACGACAACTGGAGGTGCACCGCTGTCGTATACAAGCTCGCCGCCAGCTCCCCAAATACGCATCCCAAAAGAGGCTGTACTCATGGCTGCCCATGCGGCAATAAAATATTGACCGCTCAGCGTACTCTGTACGTTTGAGGCCTTCATTGCGAAGCCTGTCCAATTGCCCGGACCACCTGTAAACCATACTGATATCGGCACCTGGACGATGCCGTTTTGATCGGGCCTGATGAACACTATTGGAGGATCTGCACTTGTTACCGCGCGTGGAAACGTGACGTTTGCGTTTGTGGTTCCTGAATAAGTGCCCTTCGTGAGTACGCAAAGCCTAGGCGTTTCCGAATCAATCTGCACGAAAGAGCTTTCATTGATACTGATGACGCCAAAGCTCATACCTTAAACCTCACTGCGTAACCCTTGGCAACAATCCGTGTCTGGTTGGTGTTACCGAGATTTGCTGATGGATTTGCTGAGCGGATGACTACTTGGTCTTTTGCCGTTGTTACGTACGGGTAGGACTTTATGTTTCCGAGAGGGTCGGATTCAGCGTTCTGGATATCTTGGGCTCGGGTGGGAATAATCATGAAAACGCAATTGGCCGGGTCGAAACCCGGAATGCTCAGCGTGATTACCTTGGCTGTTGATCCGGTTGTATCGCTGAAATCCACTACCCCCTGCCAAATCACCTGATAAGTGAACGTGGTCGTATCCATGACCAAATTCCCGTTTTCGTCCCAAACTCTGGCTCCGTAACTCATGCGGCTAAATTCCCCCACTGGTAGCGCAACTGGCCTCGCTCGTCATAAACCTTGCCGCCTTGACCGTTAATGACCTGCCTGCCTCCCCCGGCAAGTGGTGAGTTGATTTCGAACGTACCGTCTTTGCTCAGAATCCAACCGCTCTGCCCGGCCAGGTAATTGGTCGAACTGATGTAACTCCCAATCTTGGCGTTGGTGATCGTGCCGTCTTGGATGAACGTCGGACCAAGGAACAACTGGCCGTTCTGTGCAACGAAAGGCGTCGAAATAGCACCACCCGCTAACGTGTTCACCAGCGCAAACCGATCAGCCGACATGAGGATCTGGCTTTGCAGAACCCCGCCTACATTCTCAATCCCTGCGCCTATCCCGGCCATGACGTACTGGCCGTTGGAGTTGACTTGCAATTTGACGGTATACATCGCCGTCAGCTTGCCGTCAGTGCTCGCCTGGGCTGTGCTTACGGTCTGAACCGCAGCACTGGCGTTATTAGCAGTTGTTTGAACCCCATCCACTCGCATGGACAGCGCGCCGTCTGCGTTGGCTCTGGTGGTTGCTTCAGACTGGATGGCGGCCTGATTGCTACCGACGGACGAGGTCAGCGTCTGTATCTGTTGAGCGGCGGCCTGCCTGTCCGTGTTCGCGGTCGACTCGATGGTGGTGATCTTCGATTCGCTCGCACCAACACGAGAATCGATTGCCGTAATCCGCTGGGCAGTTGCCTCACGGTCCGTGGCAGTCGTCGTCTCGACGGTGGTGATCCGCGCCTCGGTGGTGCCGACACGCGCCTGAAGCGACGTCGTTCGCTCGGCCTGTGCGAAGTTCTCTTCCGCCCTGATCTTTACTTCCTGTGCTGCGCTGGCGGCACTGTCCCATCCTCTAAGCGCATCGAGCAGATCGCCTTCCCCGCTGTCGGCCCGGTACTGCGCCTGCACGGCCTGCATCTGTGTGGCAGTCGCAGTGGTCTTACCGTCAACCGTGGTGATGTCAGTGGTGTTCTTCGTTACCTGAGCGGCCAGAGCATTTGCAGTTCGGATCGACTGTCCACTGTTGACCCAGTAAGCCGGGTTCGGCGGGCCGTTCGATCCATTGGCAGCCGCAGGCACCGCTGCAATGGCCGTCCAGAGGTTGTCGCCCACGCGCACGGTGTTGTCGCGGACATAGGCGTCAGTCGGCACGTACACCAGCGCGTCAGTGATTTCTCCGATCTCGGCCTTGAGCTCGTCCAGGCGTTCGTTCACAGAGCCAGGTCCGCTGCCGTCAATGAGGTCGATACGGTCCAGTAAGTTCTTGGCCAGCTCCGTTTCCGAAATCTGGTCGGCAATCATTTCAAGGATTGCCCCAGCATCACTGCTGGCCTGCCCCATTACGCCGACACCCGTTGGATACCACGGCCCCACGTTGCCGGTCCGGTCCACGAGCCGCGCCCAGAAGAAGAACGTGACACCCGCCAGCAGACCCTGCATGACGTGTTCCGACTGTGGGTAAGCCAGGTCGCTCAGCTTCGTGGCCTTGGCCAGATCGGTCGTCGGGCCGTACCAGATTTCAGTGCGCTGCGTGTCCTCTGCGCCTGGTGGGAAGGTCCATTTCAACTTGATGCCGAAGATCAGAGAAGCGGCAGTCAGCGAGGTGACAGCAGGTGGCAAGCTGGTCTTGCCCTGCAGGTTCGTCAGCAGCGACGTGACCGGCAGAGACGAGACGTTCAGGGCGCTGACCGCGCGGACCCTGGCCATGTACTGGCCGGAGTAGATTCCGGGCACATCAACCGACTGCTCGCCCGTGCGTGGCATCTTGACCCACTCACGCGAGCCCCAGCGCCATTCCACGTCATACGAAACCGCGCCTGGCGCTGCATCCCAACTGATGGTCATGTTGGTGACGGCGATACCCTGCTCGATCACAACGTGCTGAGTCACGAACACCGCGCCCGGCGCAGCCTGCACGCCCACCGGTATGCCGCTGATGGGCCGGATATCAACCACGGCACCGAAGTCGATGGCGTCAAACTTGCTCGGCTCGTGCTGGATGCACTCGAGCTGGTACTGGTGCCATTCCGGGCGCGTGATGTTGCGCACCAGAAACTGCATGGTTTTCAGGTCGTCGTATTCGAGAATCCAGCCGCATTCGGCTTCCGGCACCTCGCTAAAGCTGGCCGCGAGGGTGACGCGACGCCCATCCAGCGAGCTGATCACACGCGCCTCGGTCTTGCCGCTGGGCAGGTTCACGCGCAGCTTGGCACCGGTCGAAAGATCGATGTCACGGTCAACGGTAATCACCCGCCCCGCCACCGAGCTGATACGCCCGCCATTCGCGCGGCCGGCCAGCATCGGGTCGGCCACGGCGATGATCTGCCCGGTCTTAGGAATGCCGCCGTCCAGGCCCACACGGAAGGTCGCGGGCCTTGTCTGCGTCTGCTCGGTGATCAGCGCGTACTGGCCAGCGCGCTGCGCCTGCCCGAGTGAAGTGCAGCCGTAGGCGTCCACCGAAAGTTCATTGACCGATCCAGATTCAGCCATCGCCACATCATCAAAGACAGGCTCTTTGTCCGTCGTAAAACTCTGGTCCGGGTTGTCCCACGTCACCATTGCCAGGTTGTGGCGGTCGCGCTCCCGGGTGCCCGAATACTGGATTTCACCGTTGTTCAGGATCTGCGAAGGGTTGTAGGTGTAAACGGGATCGCCAGGCATGTCGGCGGTGAACGTGATCTGGCTTCCGTCCCAGGTGCTCATGCCGTGGAAAATGGCCGAAAGGTCCTGCAACACGGCGTAGGCATCCGCCTGCTTTTGCAGGTAGATGTTGCAGGTCAAGCGCGGATGCACACCGCCCACGCCGTTCGGCACCATCTGGTCGCAATACTGCGCGATGCGGTACAGGTTCCAGCGGTCCACCATCGTGGCATCGATCCGGTGCCCAAGGCCGTAATACGGGTGCAGCGCCAGGTCGTAGCACACCCAAGCTGGGTTGTTGGTGTAAGCCTCTTTGAACGTACCATCCCAAATGCCGTTGCTGGTGCCTGCGCCAGACGTGGCATAGGTCCGCGTCTCCGGGTCGTAGTTGGATGGCACGCGCACGATGCGCCCGCGCATCAGTACCGCGATCTTGGCGATATCGCCGCCGAACTGCTGGGCGTCATATTCGACACAGCCCACGGCGGTGAGCGGAAACTCCTGATCGCTGTCTACGACCTCGGCCACCGCCTCGATATACATGCCGTCCTGAACCAGAGAGCTATTCGCTTCCGGCGTGATGCGGCGCACGCGCATAGTCCACCGGCTACCCGCAGGCAAGTTGATGCGGTGACTGCGCTCGTACTTGGTGATGTTCTTGCGGTCTACGTAGTCCGACAGCATCTGAACAAACGGACCGCCGTCAGTGGCCAGGTCAATGGCGTAATCGATGCGCACGCCATCGATATTGTTGCTCTGGTCCTGAGACTGGAGCTGCGGCCAGCTGAACCGCACGCGCAGCGCGTCCAGGACGGGATTGGTGACGGTGCGCAGGTAGGGCGTGGTGCTGAGCAGTTGCTAGTTTACGTCAACTTCATTGCTCGACTCGGCAATGCCCTCGAGGCGCTGCTGATTCAGTTCGCCATTGCGGAACTGCCACTTCACGGCCGGAAAATTATCTGTGCCGTCCTCGGCCTCCAAAGGTGTGCCGTCAAGCTTGATCGACCGACGACCGTTCACCGGCCCAACGATAGGCCCCCAGCTCCACAGATAGACGATGCGCGCGGTAGCAATCGAAGCTGTGCTGTTTAGCGCAATCGTTGGCTGCTTCTGTGTTGCCTCGCCGCCCTTGCTACCGCGAATGCTTCGCGCTGCTACCGCACTTCCCATACCGCCCCCAGAAAAAAGAAAACCCGCCGAAGCGGGTCTGGTGTTACCTGATGATCAAATCTGATCTTGTGTGTAGATGCCGCCTGACTCGACGGCCCCGCCGATCTCGCGTTCGCCGTAGAGCACGGGGTATGGGTTGCCCTGGGCAACAGTGGTCACTGCGCCGCCGAAACCGTAGCTCGGGTTGTTGCCGTCATCGTTGTTGTTGCCGGTGCTTGCAGTGGTCGTCGGTGACAGCATCTGTACGACGCCGCCCAGGCCCGAAGCAGCGCCGCCAGCTATCAACGCCATGCCCACACCGGTGGACTGCCCCCCGGAAGTTGGACAGTTTTAGCTTGCCGCCTGAGTCCTGTATTTTACGGGGCTCAGGCCGCCTAGCTTCAGCTTAATGCGGTCATGGTTGTAGTAGCGGATGTACTCCTCCAGACCTGCCGTCAGCTCTTCTATGCTTTCAAATCGTTTCAAGTAGAAAAACTCGGACTTAAGCGTACCAAAAAAGCTTTCCATCGCAGCGTTGTCCAGGCAATTTCCCTTACGAGACATGCTTTGCTTCACACCCTTTACCGCCAGTTTCTGACGGTACTGCGCGTGTTGATACTGCCAGCCTTGATCCGAGTGCATCACAAGCTTCGGCTCGTCTTGCAACTGCTGCAACGCCTTGTCCAGCATACTGGTGACCAGCTCAAAGCACGGCCTGGTAGACAATTCGTACGCCACGATCTCACCGTTGTACAGGTCCATCACAGGCGAGAGATACAGCTTTCGATTGGCCACTTTAAACTCGGTCACATCGGTCACCCATTTCTGGTTCGGGCGTTGCGCCGTGAAATTGCGCTCCAGCAAATTCGGTGCAATTTTTCCGACGGTGCCCTTATAGGAACGGTATTTTTTTGGTCGAACAACGGAGCGCAGACCCAGTTCAGCCATCAATCTCTCCACAACCTTCTTGTTGACCAGCGTGCCTGAGTTGCGGATAACCGCCGTGATGCGCCGAGCCCCATAAAGACCTCTCTCCTCGTGATAAATCCGCTCTACCTCCTGCTTTAGAGCAGCATCTGGATCGGGTCTGGATTGCACCTGAACCTGATAGTAGAACGTACTGCGCGCCAAGCCCGCCAGCGTCAGAAGGGCGCAGAGCGAGAAGCGGCTCCTCAGTTGTTTGACGATCAGGGCTTTTTCTTTTGCCGTCGTTGCTGCTCCTTCAACTCTTCCAACTTTTTTAGGTAAGCGTTCTCCATGCGCAGGTATTCGAGCTCGGCCATTAACTGGTCACGCGTCTTCTGCGTATCGTCGTCGATTACTGGTGCGGTGGGATAAGGCTTCTTGGGCATGGCAACAGACTTTCTTCTCTTGGGAACGTAGGGGGCTAGATCGTTACTGTAATGCTGCTGTTCCCAAATGACTATTTGGCCAGGATCACCAATACCAAAATGCGCTGCGGTCTGACGAAGGGACAGCCCGTGCTCGCGCTTGTGCTCCAGCACTGAGCGTTTGAAGGCTTCGCTGTACCGAAGACCAGGCTTACGATGGCCTGTGTGCCCATGGCTCTTGTAATTGGCGACCCAGCGTCGAAGCAGGCTGAAATCGATCGAGAACTGGCTGGCCACCTTGCGAAAGCCTATGTTGCCTGCAAGATAGGCTTTAACGACGGTGAGCTTGAATTGCTCTGAATACTTGGCCATTTGAACACCCCCATTAGGTCGGATTGGTGTCCAACTTCTTGGGGGCAGTCCACCGGCGCTGGTGCCGTAGGTGAATGCACCGGCGACCACAAGCGCCACGCCCAGCACCACCTGAAACAGACCGGCCTGCTTGCTGCCTTGAATCAGCGGCACGATGCGGATATCGGTGTTGTCGCTGCCCTGCATGTCGAACTCGCCCTCGCCGGCGTTGCGCTTGCCGCAGAACACGCTGAACACCAGGCCGCGCTCTTCGCCGGTCCGCAGAAACTTCTCGAAACCTGGCTTCATCGCACACAGGGCATTCACGGCGTCGCGCACGCTGTGCACGTCGATGCGGTACTCACGGCCGAAATGCTTGCGCAGCACGCCGTACAACTTGATGGTGCGCATGGTCATGGGGTGTATTCCTTGTGGCGCAGGATCAGTTTCACGCGGTTGGCCATCGACCAGCCGTAAACCTCACGGGCAGCCAGGCGACCGGGCATGTGGTGGTAGATGAATGGCCCAGCGCCACCGAGCGCCGGCGCGTCTTCGCTGTGCAGCCTGGCATCGGCCCCGAGATAGATCGCGGCGTGGTTCGGGAAATGGCAGGGACGGCCTACAGTTGGTATCTGAAAAATCAACATGTCGCCGCGCTGGGGCTGCTCGACCCGGACGAACCCGCAGGCCTCGTAGTTCTCTTCGTAATGGCTTGGGCTGTCCGGATCTTCCCACCACAGCTCCTTGCGTTCGAAGTTTGGCAGCGGCAATGACGCCTCGCGGGCGTACCAGTCCCGGCAGGCCGACCAGCAATCGAGCAGGCCATGCGAGAAATCCCGGCCCAGCAGCGGCGCCTGGAACCCGGTCGGTTTGAACCACTGAATGTCACCGCCAGGCCAGCCCACAATCGCCCAGGGCAATTCATGCAGTTCGCAGCTGACCAGATCGGTCATGCTCGGTGTTGCGGCGCGGTCCGGGTGGCTGTGCACGATCGCCAGCACCTCGCCCCGGTCCTCTGCCGCCGCAGCGTCGTGCTTGTCGATCAGGAAGTGCTGCAGCGGGTTGGTGGCCACATTGCCGCACGGCACGTATTCACGCCCGGCCTCGGTCTTGATCAGCAGCCCGCAGGCCTCGGCCGGGTGTGACTGCTCGGCGTGCGCCCTCATGTCGTCCTGAAGCTTTTGATTGATTCGCATGGTTATCCCTTGGCGATCAGGCTTGCGCCCATTGAGCCGCCGAACCGGCGGGTATTGCCGCGCAACTTGCAGCTGCTCCACCAGCCACCGCAGCGGTCCAGCGCCGGGTTGTCGGTTGGCTCGTTCTTCTTGTCGAAATACGCGGTGCCGGTGTACGCACACGCCTCCTGTCGGTATTGGCCGCGCATGGCCCAGCGGCACAGCTTGGTGATCTGCTGGGACGGCAATTGCTGGCCTTCCATATCGATGGGACTGGAAAGCTCGAAACCGACCGACGAAAAGTTCTCTTCGGTCTTCTGCTCGATTTTCCAAAGACTGATGCGGCTCTGATCGGCAGCGTCCGGGTTGCCGCCATCGAAGTTCGCGGCATCGAGGAAGTGTTTGAACGTCTCGATCACCTTGAAACTCGCACCAGCAAGATCGCGGTACTGAAGGCAAAGCGCTGAGACGGCACCGCGAATGCCCGACAGTTCGTTGGCCAGGGTGAGTTTTGGAGTAGCTGGCCGGCCATCGCCGCGAATGTCGAAGCCGCTGGCCTCGATCTGGATCGGGGAATACAGCTGGCCCTGCCAGATAATGTCGCCCTCATGCTCGTGCCCGTGGAAGCGCCAGAGCGTTGCGCCAAGCCGCGTGGCATCCAGTTCGTACAAACGAATCTGGTTGCCGGGCTCCAGTTTCTGGATGTCCGCGCTGTAAATCATGGTGGTTACCTACGAAAAACCCCGCACTCGGCGGGGTCAGGTTTGAAAGGAGCTGATTGGTTGTACAGCGTGGACAAAAGGCCAGTAACGCAGTCATCAGCTCACGTAGTAGCGTTACGCCTCCAACGAACCGCCTCGGTCCGTTGCCTTCAAACCCACGGACCGGGGTATCAAGTGACCTAGGAGGTCAAAATGGCTACAGGTATCAGTTCAACCGAAGCGGGAATTATCTCGGCTATAGGCGCTATCTCGATGTATTTGCGCTCTCGCCCTGACTTCGACGAGAAAGAGCTGCTCAAATACGTGCATTTTTTCAAAAACACCAGACAAGATGGAGCCGACCCGGAAGGTTTTAACCTGGCGCTAGATGCATTGGGCGGCGATCCCAAGCCACTTTTGGACGCCATAAAGAATGGGGTAGGTGCGCAGCCCCGCTAACCCATCGCAAGCGCATTGTCGCGGACTTGCGCCCCGGCAATGCGCAGCTTTCCGCTTTCATCAAAATAGAATGGTAAGTGCATAGCCTTCTCCTAAGCGGCCCAGCCGCGTCATGTTGTTTCATGGTTTGAATGTTTGTTTGAAGTTCGTGGACAACGAGTGCAGGCCACCGCCGAGGGTCGACAGTTTGTAACCGTTGGCGGTGTACCGGCCCTCCCCGCTGCCTGGCGGTGTCCAGAGGAACGACTTGAATCCCTCATGTCGGTCCAGAAAGTCCTGTACCTGCTGGAGCTTCTGGCCAACGCCGTAACGCCCGATCACGGTCACGTCCCATGCCTGCGACTTGGTGTTGATACCGACACCGCCAGCCTGGGTGTAACCGTCGCCGAAGTCGTTCGACCACGTGCGCTGCTTCACGTCACCGGAAGCGCCGACCTGTACATCAAAATCGAATGTCTCAGCCATTAAGTGCGCCTCCAGAGCAATCCGCCCTGTCGCATCTCTTGTTGGAGAACCTGGCGCACTTGCTGGGCGGCACTCTCGCCTATGGCCCTGCCCTGGCTGGCGGCCTCGGCATCGCTCATACCCGGCTGGCCTTGGACGGTCACCGGCACGCTGATGCTGATCGGCGTAGACCCGACGCCGCCACCGCCAGACTTGTCAGCCAGGTACTTGGTCAGGTCGCGGTTCTGGTTCGGGTTGAGCACGCGCTCACCACCATCAAGCAGCCAGGTGCCTTCCTTCGGGATGTTGTCTATACCGTTGTGCGCCATACCCATCAGCGCGGAAGCGGAAACAGAAGCGACCATTGGTGCTGTTGCAGCTGCTGCAGCCAGTGCAGCGGCAGGAGCCGCAGCAGGACCGATTAGGGGAATACCGGCGGTCGACGCATAAGCGTTGAGCGCAGCCTGAGCCGACGCAGCCTGCGCGTTGGCGATCAGTCCGGTCGCCGCAGCTGACTGGCCGCTTTTCCCTACAAGCAACTGAATGCCCTGATAGATCAACCACTGAGCGGCCATGTCGGAGAGCGCGTTAATCACTGACTTGCCCATGTTGCTGGCAAAGTCCGCGATTGCATCACCGGCATCCTTTGCGCCGGTAACCACATCGGAGAACACGTTGCCCAGACCACCATTCAAATCATCCAGGCTGCCAAAGACGAAATCGGCTGCGATAGCCGAGTAATTTTCAGCGGCGTCTACGTAGTTCTGCCAGGCATCACTTACGCCATCCATCCATCTGGACTGGGCTTCATCGACCTGATTGTAATAGTCCTGCTGCTTGAGCATGCGCTCGGCCAGCGCCTCGGAGAGCATGCCGGTCTCTTTGGCATACAGTTCAGCGCTGATATCACCGGAGTTACGTTGAGCCTGGAGGTCTGCAGCCTTGCGGGTGTAATCCTCCTGAATGGCCATGTCCTGTTTCAGGCGGTCCCGCGCCTTGTCCCCCATCCCGGCGCCAGCAAGCTCCATGTCGAAGCCTGCACCGACGGAAGCGTTTTCATCCTTGAGGGTTGCGAGAAAGCTGACGGCCTTGGCCTCTTCCTCGTTTGCAATCTTGAGTTTCTGTAGAGCATCCAGCTCTGACGCCAAACCCTCCAGGCGCTTTTGCTGAACAGCGTTGATCCCGACCAGCTTGCCCGACGCGACCTCAAAGCGGATTTTGTCCACTTCGGTCGCGTTTTTCTGGGCATCGGTGCTGGTGTTGATCAGCGCGATTTGGCGTTGCAGGTCGGTCTCTGACCCCTTTACGGTATCGCTCAACTTTTTAGCTGCTGACTCCGCGTCCTTTGCAGCCTGCTTGGCCGCTTCCAGCGCTTTTGGATCGACGCCACTGCCCTTTCCACTTTGATCGCTGAAGCCGGTACCGCCGAACAAGCGCTGATACTCGGTGGCGGCGGCGCGCGCATCGGCAACGTATTTCTGGATCGTATCTCCCGCCATCGGAGCTTCTACAGACGCCTTAAGCCCTGCTGCAGCTTGTGCAGCGACCCCGAAACTGATCTTGGCTGCCTCTTCCATCGCCTTTGCATTTGCAGCGAATTCTTTGGAAGCATCACCAAAGCTGAGCTGGGATAGAGCTGCCTGTCCGGATGAGTCCAGCGTTTGAATGTACCCTACAGCGGTAGAGAACATTCCAACCAAGGTATCAGATACGATTTTAAAAACTCGAACAACGCCATCACCAGCATTAACAATGAATGCAGTAGCGGTAACAAGCGTTTCGCCAATTTCCCCTACTACCTTCGTGACACCGCCTCCCGCTTTTACGGTGTCATTAAGATCTTTGGTCAGTTGCTGAACTACAGGCATAAAGTCTTCGGCGATCTTGTTTTTCGCGCCCTGTAGGTTCTGAACAAGTTCTACGAGCTCACCCGAAAACTGTTTCGAGACGGCGATGGTTTGAATGCTGAGAATAGCGCCCGCTGACTCGGCAGCGTCGCCGAGTTGTTTAAACTCCTTGCCCCCGTTGCGCAACAATGGAACAAGCGCGCTGGCTTCGTCAGCGATCCCTTCCATGTAGAAGGTCATTTCGGCCTGAGATACATTAGCCTTCTCTAGGGAGGCGCTGCAAAAATAGCCAACTGTCCCCACCCTTGGCACACTAAGTTCCTTCAACCAGCCTCCCTCTCCGTGAGCGTTACGCGCGTGCAGAAAACCTTCTCCGAACTCGAATATACCGGCAAGAAAAAGCAGACTCGCCGAGATCGCTTCCTGGCTGACCTTGAACAGTTGGTGCCCTGGGCCCAGCTGGAGGCGCAAGTGGCGCCGTTTTATAGCAACACCGCAGGCAAGCGCGGACGCCCTGCGATAGGGGTGTCGCGCATGTTGCGCATGTACGTCGTGCAGCAGTGTTTCGGTTTCTCCGATGAAGGTTGCGAAGATGCCGTCTACGACAGCCAGGCCATCCGCGGTTTTATGGGTATCGACCTGGGTCGCGAGTCGGCACCGGATGCCACCACCTTGCTGCGTTTTCGCCGCTTGCTGGAAACCCATCAGCTAACGCGGCTGCTGTTTGAAACGATTAACCAGCATCTGGCCAGCCGGGGGCTGCTGCTCAAGGAAGGCACTATCGTCGACGCTACCCTGATCGCCGCGCCGCCCTCGGTCAAGAACCGAGAAGGCAAGCGTGATCCTGAGATGCATCAGGCCAGGAAAGGCAATCAATGGCACTTCGGGATGAAGGCCCACATTGGTGTAGACGCCACGTCGGGGCTGGTGCACAGCGTAGTAGGGACGGCCGCTAACGTGGCGGATGTCACCCAGGTTGGCCAGTTGCTGCACGGTGACGAAACCTATGTTTCGGGTGACGCTGGATACACCGGTGCGGCCAAGCGACCGGAGCATGCTGAACGGGACGTTATCTGGTCGATTGCAGCACGGCCAAGCAGTTACAAGCAGCACGGCGAAGGCAGCGTGCTGTATCGGGTCAAGCGTAAAATTGAATATGCCAAGGCGCAACTGCGCGCCAAGGTCGAGCACCCCTTCCAGGTAATCAAGGTGCGCTTCAATCATCGCAAGGTTCGCTACCGTGGGCTGGAAAAGAATACAGCGCAGTTGTTCAGTTTGTTTGGGTTGGCCAATCTGATGCTGGCCAAGCGGTATTTGCAACAGGCGGCAGGATAAATCCGTCTGAAAGGCGGGACTGGCCCGCCAATCAGCAAAAGGAGGGCAGAAATCTGCCCGAGAAACGCAAAGCAAGGCCGGCAGGTTGAAAAAAACCGGCTTGGAAATGAAGACGGTGCGAACGGGTTAATTTTTCAGCGTCTCCCTAGGCTAGAAACATACAACTGAAGTGCTTCTGCACTGTTTAATTTTTTGAAGCTTTCCGCCGTCACACCTACTTTCGGCGCGATGACCTCAAAGAAGTCTTTCAGCTCGCCGCCGCCGGTATTGAAGAAATCACCCAGCTTGTCGTTGGTGTCCTTGAAGATGTCCGCGAGCTTGTCCTGTTCAACGCCAACGGTCTTCGCGCCCGCCGCGTACTTCTGGAACTCGGTTGTTCCGAGACCAGCCAGCGCTGCAAGGTTGGAAATTTCCTTAGCGCTGCCGGCCGTGAAGGCGACCAGCCCTGTCAGAGCTGCAGGGACTCCAGCAATGGCGACCCCCACACCTTTGGCTAGGCTTTCAAAGGACTTGGCGATTTCTGCGTTGCGCTTCTTTGCCTCTTGGCTCGCCCGGTCCAGTGGCCCGGTGAACGATCCAATCCTGGCCACCAAATCCAGTGTTAGCGTGCCCAGCGACTTGCTCATTCATCTTTCTCCAGGCGAAAAAAAACCCGCGCTTGCGGGTCTTTGAAATTTTGCTGTTAACCGTGATTCCACCACGCAGCGGCTCTGGCCCATAGGTAGGTCACAAGACCACCCAAGAACAAAAATGCACCTGCGATAGGGTTTTCACCAAAAAAAGCGATGACGCCCACACAACAGAAGAGCCCTCCTATCAGCATGAATCCTTTATAACGCTTGCTTGTCTGTTCCGTAACAACTGGCCGCATATCCTGTCCTCCGCTGGAAAGGCTCGACTCTATCAATGTCACGCCCAGCTTTCCATCGCCTGTTCAAGGCTGATGGGCTGCTCGACCTCATGCGGCATGAAATCGAAAATCTTGTACGGACCGTCCTTGTAGTTCACGTTGGCGTACATCATGGCGAGCATGGCCGAGCCGCGCTCCACCCGCATGCCTGTATTCAGGGAGCCGCGCAGGTCTCGGTATTTACGCCACGACCTGAACTCGATCAGGCTGAGGGTTTCTTTGGCTTCCGCGATCGTGCGCCCGCCGATGCCGGCGAGGACGAGCTCGTGCCAGAACTCTTCGTCGTCGGAGAGGGCGTCGTCTTTCCCATGCTGTTGACCTGGCCGATGACTGTCAGCAACGCGAAAGTCAGGCTGGGTTCGAGCGAGCCACGCGTTGGATCAGCTTCGCCAGTGATATCTTCAGCCGTGAAGACTGGCTTCCCTTCCTCATCGCAAATGCTTGCAGCAATTCGGCCCGCATGGACCTGCACCTTGCCGGCAGCCGAAAGCGCGTCATTGATCGCCGTTTGAAACCCGAGCGGCCTGACGTAGACCGTGGCGACGATCTCTTTTTCACCCTGCTGCCATCTGATTTCTTTCTCAACAGGGCGGCCGGTAAATGCACCGACGCCCCTCAAGCTTTCAAGGCTTAGTTTCATGGAAATACCTTATGCGCTGGCTGTCTTGCGAACCCAGGCGGAGCCGCCCGAACGCTGGATGGTGGCGGCCGTAGTCACCACAGTGTTGGCTGCGAAGTCGAACGGGAAGTCAGAAACGTAGCCATCGAAAATAAACCATGTCCGACTCGTCGGCAGCTCAAAGTCGTCACCGGCAACGTTCAGTGTCGGAGCAGCCGTTCCATCAGCCCAGCCAACAGCCCATGCCACGCTCTCGATAGTGTCGTCTTCGGAAATCTGATGAAGACGAACGTGAGAAGCGCTGCGAGGATCAGCGTTCAGGGTCAGGGAAGCTTGCCCCGGAGTACGAAGGCCGCGCATGTAACGACGGACTTTATCGCTCAGGCACGTGACTTCGATCTGGTCGGCAGGGTTGCCGCCCGGGCTGAATGCGGTGGCGCATTCGATCTCGAGGATCTCGAGAACCGCCGGATTGGCAGCGGAAGGCACCAGCGCGAAAACCTGAGTGCCTTGGGTAAGAATCGACATGGCTTTCTCCAAATGTCGGACATAAAAAAGCCCGCACATGGCGGGCCGGATAAATGGGTTTCGGCTATCTGGGCACAAGCCAGTCGATATCGAAGCTGGACCGGTACAGCTTTGTTTCGGTGTCTTTGCTCTCGCCGCCCCAGCGGACTACATACGCTTTGAGCTCAATGGCGTGACTGATCGCGTCAGTCACTGCCCTTGCCTGCGCGCCTGTGGCGGCATAGACATCAACCTGCAACGTGAACCCATCGACATCTGGGCGGCCTGCGAGGTAGTTTTCTGGGCGGCCTGTGATGACCTGCCAAACTGCATACGGATTCGCCACGCCTTCCGGTGCCTCTCCGAACGGATAGAGCCTGGTGGGGTTGACGCCAAGTAGTGCCGTTACCCCTTCGTCAGCAGCGCATACGGCGAATATGGGTGCATATGGCATCACGCCCCCCCTGAGGCCTTGGCCGCTCGTTTAATCGCGCGGTCAATGGCTTTCTCATATTCAGTGATGAATGTGTTGGTTGCCTCGGCTATGTTGTCGGCCAAGGCTTTTCGCGCGAATGGATCTGCACGCATTTTGGAAGTACCGAATTCGATCAGGCGCCAATGAGGCGTCGCAGCGTTCGCAGATTTGTCGCCGCCCTTCTTGAGGACAGCGCCTTGCAAAACACCAACCCGGAAACCCAGGTCCCCGCTCGACTTGAACAATTTCCCGTTCCAGCGAAGCGCGATGTTGTCCGCGATGGATCGGCCTGTTTCAGGGTCGTCTATCCGCTGCGCGCCTTCTTTCATCTTGTTGGCCACCAGCTGGGCGGCCTTACGCAGCGCCGACCGACCGCCCTTACGCTTCATGTCCTGAGTGATCGATTCGAGCTTGCCAACGAGAGAGTCAATTCCCTCGAGCTGGAAATCCACTGAGTCAGCCATCGCTGACCCCCTTGGCCACCAGAATGGTGAGATAGTCGAGACCTGAATCCGGGTCGGGCAGCGCCGGCCCTTTGATGCCGTAGATCTCGCCGCGGTAGAGAATTCGCATTGTGGGCAGTACACCGGCGCGGTAGCGAATCACCATCCGGCCGGTGGCCTCTGACTGGCCCGCCTGCGCCGCCATCAAATCCCTGGAGCTGAGAGGCTCGACCGCTGCGGGCACCTTATCCCACACCGTTTGCCAGCTCTCCAGCTCTTCACCGGTTGCAGGATCCTGCTGTCGGCCCAGCGCCTGGAACGTTATTCGGTGCCTCAATCGACCAGCACGCATCACGCACCCATCCGGATGCGATATGGCATCAGCAAATACTTCGCGCCATTGGGCAGCTCAATAGCAGTAGTGCCGATCACCACGTCTTCTCGGTTGGCATAGAGGCTGCCAAGCGCCAGCAGGCAGGCAGCGGTAATAGAGGGATTGATGACAATTCCATAGGCGTCCATTTCGATATCATCTATAGCGCTGGTCAACTCGCTTTTCGCGTGAGCAAGTAATCGGCATCGATCACCTTCATCCTCAACTAACGCTGCGGCGTCCTTGGCAGCTTGGAAGGCAACGCGGCTAGACTTTAGGCGGTCTTTGACGTCCGCTCTCGCCATGGCCAGATCCCCTTGATCGCCGAAGAATCTGCGCTGTAAAAACATCATCGCAGAGTCTTCTGCACCATCCAGATGAGCCTGGATGAGCGGCTTATCTGCGGACTCGGCCACTAGGTGGTTCATCGCCAGATCAATGCTGATCACGCTCATATCACCCGGCCTTTTTTACTGGTTCCTGTTTCGGCTTGTTGAGCGACTTGTTGTCGGGCTCTGGTGCCTTTTTGTTGCTGAGTTCTTCGCTCTTCTTCACCTTGTAATCCTCGATCAGGCCGTTAGCGTGCAGGTCCGAGGCGCGGAACTCGTCGACAGTGATCGTTGAACCACGCTTGACGTAATGGCCTTCGCTATCGAAACCCTTGATGGTTTTCACTTGAATATCTGGCATAGCTGATCGCACCCAGTCTCCCGGGTGCGCTCCTTTGTGTGGCTTTCGCCTTAGGCTTCGTCGAACTCGCCGTGCACGAACGACTCGGGACGGTAAACTGCCAGCGCCAAGCGCTCTTCAGCGCGGATGGTCACCATGTTGGTGCGGAAGTTGTCACCGTCTTCGGTCGAGACCTCCACAGCAGCGTCTTCGCGGTCGAACACCTGGGCAGCGATGTTCATTGCGCCAACGAGGAACTCGCCTTCTGGCACAGCGTTGCTGTCCACAACCGGCAATTTCCACAGACGCTGCGCACCACCTTCCTGAACATTGACCCAGATGTACGAGCCGTTTGCATCTTTGGTCAGCTCGATGTCCGCCCAGTCGATAGGGTTCAGCGCAATTGCCGAGGCACGGTATTCAGCGATACGCACCTGCAGGATGGCGCGGCGCAGGGTGTCGATCTTCGTGTCGCCAGTCTTGCGCAGCGCTTCGTTGAACAAGGTGGCTTGCGGGATCAGGCCCAGCAGGTTCTGGCCAGTGCCGTCGCCAGCGAGCAGTTGCTCCTCTTCCTTGTATTTCAGGCCGTAGATTGCCCGACCGTTGATGTAGCTCTGAAGCAGGGGAATATCAGACAGCACCTGCTTGGAAGCGCGGAACCAGTGAGCGATAGTCTTGACGGTTGTGGTCACCAGGCCGAACGAAATGTCGGATTGGGCCTTGGCGGCACCCTCGCCAGCCTGAGCGGCAGCCATGTTCTGGAAGCCTGTCTCACGAACGTACTCAATCGCATTGGACGCAGTGCGCCCAGGCATGATTAGGTCGCGGATGGTGAACTCACGATCAGGCGAGGTGACGATACCTGGCACACGGGTTGCCTGGATCGCCGCGCCAACACCGCCTGTACCCGTCAAGCCGCTGGTGATGTTCGTCACTGCCTTGCGACCGATCCGAGCGATACCGCGGCCACGAGCCTGGAGGGCTTGGAAGTCTTCGGACTCGGAAAGCTCTTCACCGGCCGACTTCTGGTCGGTGGGGTCGTTGGCGGCAAAACGGCGCGCCATCTTCTGCTCGATGTCTTGCAGGCGATCCTGCAGGCCGAGACCATTTTTAACCAAGCCATCGAGGACGGTCTTGGTATCCGCGAGGATAGAGCCGTGCTCCTTGATCTCGGCGCTCGCTTTCTCGGCGAAGGCTTTGATTTCCTTGTCGCGCTCGTCCAGCAGTTCGTTGACTGCTTTCAGCTCGATCTGATCATTGACGCGCTCTTTGCGCTCCATTTGACGGGTTTCGGCGCGCGCGCCATTGCTCAGTGCGTTATGCATGATGAATCCTCAAAACGATGGGAGAGACAGTGCGGGGCGCTTCTTGATCGCCTCGACAAGTTCGGTGTCTGCCAGGTCGCCCGCGGACTCGCTCCGGAGCAAATGCTGCAATCCACGGTTGGCAATCACCGCAGATTGAGTTTTCGAGAAGCCTGCCTCGCGCAGGAGCAGCTCAAATTCAGGTAGTGAAGGCAGGCCGCCGTGGGCCAGCTTCGACTTGATAGTGTCGGTTCGGGCCTCGTCGTTGGCCGGTACCGTGACGATTGAAATCTCGACCAGATCAAGCTTGGTCAGTGTGCGAACCCCGGTCTTTTCGTCGCGGGTAGAAGCGCGAACGTAGTAACCGATGGAAAGCCCGGTGATCGAGCGGGTTTTCATACCGCGCTGAGCAATACGGGCGTAAGGGGCATCCTCCAGCCAGAGCTCGCCTGATCCGAAAAGACCCCGATCGTCTTCCTTCAGGCTCTCGATATTCCAGCTACCGATGGGCTCGCCAGTCCGGTGCTGCCAGAGAACCGGAAAGGTCCTGCCTTTCGATTTGGCGTCTGCGATTGACTCAAGGAAAGCGCCGGGGGCGACAACCTCGTTGTAACTGTCCACGACGCCGAACACGGAGCCGTAGCCAGAAAAAAGGCCGTCTTCTCCGACAGCCTTCACGTCATAGTCAAATGAACGGTACTTGACCGCCATCACCTGGTCTTTTCGGTTCATTCGGAATTTCCTTTGGGCTTGTCATTAAGCCAGTCGATTAGCGCGGATCGCGCCTGTTGAGCATCGCCAGAGCCCTCGCCGAGCTTGTCGATAGGAAGCATGTTCGACTGGACGGTGAGCTGGGCTGCATTTCCGCCCATGGGCGCCAGGTTTTCTTTAGTTCGGCATTCGTCACGGGTGTAGATGCCGTTTTGCGTCATCGAGCTATAGAAGGCGGCTCTTGCAGCACTGTCTGCTCGAAGCAGGCCTTCAGGATTGAACTTGGCGTAGAAGCGCCGACGCTCATCAGGCCGCAGCAGCCTACGGTTTATGCTTTGTTCAATTCGCTTCATCCAAGGCAGCAGGGTGAAGCTCAGAAAGCCGAGCATCTGCTGTTCCATTCCGGTGCCCCAGCTGGTGCTGTTTGAGGTGTGCCCCACCATCCAAGGCGGCACCCGGAACCATCGGCAGATCTCTTCTACGTTGAAGGCGCGGGTTTGAAGCATCTGCGCATCTTCAGGTGTCATGGACACCTGCTGATATTTCATGCCAGCTTCCAGCACCATCGTCTTACCGGTGTTGACCGCGCCTGCAAACTTGGCGGCCATGTCCTCGCGAATGTCTTCGCGCTGAACCTTGTTCAGTATCTGGTCAGTCGACAGAACGCCGCCAAGCTTCATTCCGTTGGCGAACATTTTGCTGGCCGACTCATCGGCGGCCATCGCAGCACCGAAGACGTTCCGCCCCATGGCAAGCGGGCTTAGACCGCAAAGAGGATCTGTTCCGAAGCCGCGGGTGTGCATCATTTGCTCATCAAGAAGCGTATGAGGCTTGCCGTCGCTATCGATGAACCGGTATTCAATCGCGCCCCCGGCTATCCGCCTGGGCGGTGAAACCGACTGGGGCAGCAAGAATTCCAGCGCAGATAGGTCGTTACCTACAAAGTGCGGCTCATTGAAACTGTTACCGTTGAGAAGAAGGCTTGCGACCACACACTCCCAAAACTCGACCGGCGTCTGGTCAGCATTGGGTTGCTGGCTGATCACGCGGTGCACCGGATGCATTGAAGCAACTGCGGGCACGGCGTTCTTGTCTTCGTACAGAGCAATAGGGAGCGTGGCCAACGTCTCGGCAATCAAGCGAACGCATGCCCATACTGTTGAGAGCTGGAGGGCTGTCTGCTGGCTGACAGTCTTTCCGGAGGCTGAGTCTGTGCCGTGAAACCCATTCCAGAATGCAGAGTCGCCGAGGCCAATACGGCGGCCAACCCAACCCGCCAGAGAGGACTTGACCAGTCCGGGCTCCGCAGACTTAAACATAGCCTGCTGTAACACCGCCTTGAGAGGTCTACTCACTGGTCAGCCCCTTCCGAATGAAACCCGCCGATGCAAGGCAAGCGATCCCGGCAGCGACCAGGCACCAGCCTGCGCCAGCCAGAACGAACACGCCCCCAACGAGCAAGCACAGCCCTGCCGCCGCCGCTAATAAGAAAATGAGCAGGCCAGTATTCATGAGCATTCCAGTTATCCAACGATGATTGGTTGCGAGAAAAACTCGCTGATATTTCCGCTGCCGTCGTTTGCCAAGATCAGCACCCGACCTATGGCCATGATGAGCGCCACTGCGCCGTCGATCTTGTTGTCATCGCCCTGCTTAATGGGCCGTACTACGTCGTCGTTACCGGGCATGTTCTTGCCAATCACGTTGGCAATACACCAGGTCATGATCGGGTTGCCGTCATGGTGGAACCGTCCAGCCGTGATAGCCGCTTCCAGTTCCTTCATGGGGTCGGACATGTTGGTGTAGTTCTGGGTGGTGGTGATCGGATTGAAACCCTCGTCGTCGAGGTCATGGCTCAACCCAGTAGCGCCGTGTGGGTCAATCGGCGACTCGCGCAGCGGTGCGTGCTTGTTCGCCTCTTTGGTGTCTTCGAGAATTTCGCGGTAATCGATCTCGGCACCATCGGTGACCTCAAGGTGTTTCGAGTTCAGCCAGGCTTGGAAGCGCTCGGACATCCGCTTGTTGTCGCTGTCATAAGCGGTGTCGTATGGCACCCAAAACTTGGGAGCCACGCTGTAGTAGTGAGTCTTTCCATCGATCACCCGCCAAAACAGGCGAGCCCTTGAGTTCATGTCCAGCTTTCGCGCAAGGTCGAAACCAGCTATCCACTCCTGGCCCTCGAATTGATCGAGCGTAAGCGAGGTGTCCTCGCAGGACTTCCAGTCCTCCATGTTGAAAAAGCCGGACTTGGCGCTCACCCAAAGGTTTAGATGCTTGGTCTTAAACGTGTTGGTGAAACGCGCAGACCGAATCGCTCGAGCCTGCTGGCTCTCCAGATACTCCTGAAACACGGATACCCCGTGGTTCGGGTTGGCCTTGGCCAGCATCTTGGGGTCTGTCCAGTCGTCCCCCTCATCAAGCGTCCAGATCCAGCCGAACAGCTCGTCGTCTGGAACCGTGCCAGCCAGCATCTCGATGACCTGGCGGCGCTTGTCGTAACAAGGCCCTTCGATGTCAGCGCCGGCTGTGGTGATAATGAACATAAGCGGCTGACGCCGAGCCCCCATGCCGGTAAGCATCGTGTCGTACTGAGCCGAGGTCGGGTGTTCGTGATATTCATCGACGATGGCACAACTGGGTGACGCACCGTCGCCAGGGTTGCCGATCAGCGGTTCAAACCGGCTGAAGTCTGAGGGGATGTTCATGTTTGAGGCATTAACCTCAATGCCAGCAGCCTGGATCAGCATCGGCGATTTCGTCACCATCAGCTTTGCAGGCCTGAAGACCTCCCAAGCCTGCTTCTCGGTTGTCGCGCCTGAATAGACTTCGGCGCCGAACTCATCGTCGGCCACGAACATGCCAATGCCTACACCACCGGCGACAACCGACTTGCCGTTCTTGCGCGGCACCTCCCAGTAGCTTTCGCGGAACCTACGGTGCCCGCCCTTCTTCTTGACCCAGCCGAAGGTCACAGCCAGGCCGAAGAGCTGCCATCCCTCAAGCGTGATCAACTGGCGCTTGAACGCCCATTCGCCCTTGGTATGCGGCAATAGCTGGATCAGCTTGAGTTTTTTCTCAGCCTTCGCCGGATCGAACTTGAATCTGAACCCGCGCTTGCGACTGGCTGCCAGATCGTCGAAGTGACGCTGCACGGCCTGATGAATGTAGCGGCAGGCCGGGACCTTCCCTCGCAACAGAGACCGTCCCCAAACCATCGCCTTATCGACGTTGGGGTGGGCGGACTTGGCCATTTACGATCTCAGTAGTTGGGCGAATTCGTTGGTTTCTTTTTCCTTGTTGCCGCCGATAAGGCGTGTCCTGCTGGCAGGGTCCAGGCCCAGCATCGAACCGAACGTCACCATTTGACGCATCGTTTCGTTCGCAGCGGTGAGCGCCGGGTTTTTCATCGGGCCGCCGGTGGCACCAGTAACTACGATGCCGTGGGCCTGGACTGACTCCTGCGCCATTCGCCAGTTGTCGTATGCAACGCAGAACGCTTCGACGTTGTGTAAATCAGTTATCGCAACCACGTTTTCGCGAAGAAGCTCAGGAACAATCATCTTCCACATCTGCGAAGCGCGGTTGCTGAGCCATTCGGGCGGATCAACATTTGTGATCTTCGAAAAAGCGGGCTCGGCCTTATTCAGCGCGCGTTTGCCGGGATTACCGGCTAGTGCTTTCTTGGCGGTCGGCTTGGGTTTGCGACCACGGCCGGCGACCGTGGCGGTACCTCCCATCGCGCAACTCCAGAATTTTTAATTTCGCGGGTGTAAAAAAACGATTGAGGGCGCGGTCTATAAACGCGAACCGGTGAAGTTTTTACCCACCCCCCCTCCCAGCCAGAAGCACCAAAATAGTGCGCGCACCGATTTAGAGCATAAATTTTGCAAGGATGATAATTATTATCATTCAAGATCTGGCGCGGCAGGTCTACCTTTGGGCTTGGTTGCATTGCCCCACCCACCATCCTCTGCCGCCGTCTTCCTGCTATGACAGGGGTGACACAGGCCTTGCCAGTTAGATCGAACCCAGAACGCATCCTTATCGCCGCCGTGAGGCACGATGTGATCGAGATCGGTAGCAACAACCACCAACCCTTGGCGTTCGCACTCAGCACACAGCGGATGCTTCGCAAGATACGACTTGCGAGCCTGCTGCCACTTGTAGCTGTAGCCGCGCTGTGTACTGGTCTCGCGTTGCTTCTCACGCTGCTTCACTTCGAACTGCTTGCCTACATCCTTATGGGCTTCACAGTACCGAGGGTTGCGGGTCAGTGTGTTGCAGCCTTGGGCATTGCATGGCTTCTGCGGCCTTAGCGGCATGGTTTGCCGTCCAGGTAAGTGAGAGGCTGGGTATCGGGGTCTTCCGGATCGTCTTCACTCATCGCTTCGATCAGCAGCGTCTGTTGCTCGGTCATCAGCCGGAGCAGCTCGGTCTGCTTCATCTGCTCGGCCAGGATCTGGCTGAGCAAGGAGTTGCTGTGCTCGTTCATATGCCACCTTGCTCCACTTCTTCACCCATTCGCGTCTGGCTTCGCAGCCACTACACGCCATGAGGTATGACCCGTTCGCCACCCTCAAGAAGGTACGTGCCGTCCGACGGGACATTGGCACAGCCTTCAGTCGCCAAGCTCCCGCCGGATGCGTACTGACGTTCCTCGTCCGCCAGCGCGGTGACCTCTACCGTGATGGTGGGGATTTCGCGCGGATATACTTCAATGGTCGCCTTCCAAAGGCCGCCAGCGTCTGCACGCAGGGTGACGCTGGTTACACCGCTTAGCTCACTGCCATCAGACAGAATGACCTTGGTGCCTCTTGCAAGGTGTGGGCTATCGGGGTGCGACTGGGGGCCAGGAACGATCGTGGCCACCTTCAGTGTTTTAGCGTCTGTCATGACTGGCTGCCTTCTTGATCAGCATCAGATCGGCACCGCCTTCGATCACCAAAAACTTGCAGCCCAACTCTTCAAACACCTGCCCATAGATGTCCTTGACCTTCTGACGCTGCGCCTCGCCGAGGAACCCGTCGTACTTGAGTACGATGAGATCGCCTGGTGACGGCTGGAATACGCTGGGTGTCGCAGTGAGCGTCGGCTCAACCGTCATACAGGGGCTTGTCTGTGATTCGCTCATGTACCGCTCCAATGCAAAAGCCCCGGCGTAAGCCAGGGCTGTGAGTGTTCGCGCCACGAAATGGCAGTGTCTGAATTTGTGGCGCGTTACTTTCCACTCCAGCCAAGCTGCTTGAGCTGCGCGTTTATGGCGTTGACCTTTTGCTGGTAGTAATCCCGCAACGGACGCTGCACTGCCGTTACTACCTCTGCATCCTGCCAAGTCCCGCTTATCGAGACGGCAACGCCCTTGCCCGATACCACGGTATCGAGCAGCGCCTGGAGCTTGTCGCGCTCCCAGAACATCTGCTGCGCAACGCTGATCTGATTGCGATCCATCTATCGCTCCACATTTTCGCCCGGATGAGGTTGCGGCACGTCAGGCCAGCAGGTAGATCAGCACGGCAACAGCCACGATTACTGCGAGTGCGGAGTAGCCGAGCGCTGATACAGCCTTCGATGAGTTGGTATTCGATGCCATGATTGTTGCCTCAGGTTGTGCCGTCGCCGGCGGGTTTGGGTGACGTGTTCGGTTACGGCGTCTGCCGCTCTACCGCCTCGTTGACCTTGTCAGCGGCCTTGCTGGCCACCTCTGCCGCTTCGGTAGCCTTGCCGGCTGCACCCTCAACCTTTACGGCTGCCTCGGTGGCGGACTTGGCCAGCTTGTTCAGGCGCATATCACGCTGGATGGTGGCCTCGTCGTAACCACGGCGGGCCTCGGCAAGCTGGACGCTGTACCAGCTTGCGAGCTGCCATTGGGCAACCTGAAAGCCCAGCATTGCGCCCCCGGCCAGCAGCACGATTGCGATCAGCCAAACCTCTACCCGCCTCCACCAGTGGCGGGCCATGAAATTGATTGCGCATTTTTCCATCAGCTGTTTCCTCCGAGTTGAGTGCGCAGGCGGGAGATCTCCGAGCTCTGCGATGTCACTTTGTCGGTGAGCTGCGCGACCTGGCTGGTGAGGGCGTCAATTCGCCCTTCCATCCTGCCGACAGCAGCGGCGAGTTCGTTGCGTTCTTTGGCGAACTGATCGGCGCGGGCCTCGGCCTCTTTCCGTGCAATGCGTTCAGAGTCGAGCAGCTCGTTCAGTCGGCGGACCGTGCCGATATCGGCGTTGTCCATGGCGCGGTCGGTCGCATCCCTGGAGAGGAATTTCCTCAACCACAGGAAGCCACCCAACAGGATTGTGCCCGTACCGCCCAGCCAGGTAGCTGTGCCTGGGCCGAGATCGGTTGGGTCCATCTTTACTCCGGGGAATTTAGGTAAGCCGCGTGGCTAAGCAAAAAGAAAAGCGCCCGTTAGCCCTTCGTCTAATCTCGTTGACTCTCACATCAATAAAATTACAAGGAATGTCGGATGCCAAAGGATCTATGGATAACAATGTTGGTGGCAATTATCGCGGGTGTCACGGCGCACCAGATCAATAAGTCAGCCCTGATCGAAACCATCAGCCAAAAAACTGGGAAGTTGATCAGGGTGTTGATTAGGATGATCGCGAGATTCGGAATCGGCGTTCTGCTCATGGCCTTTTGCCTATCTAAGATTTTGGACTTCGGCCTGAGCGGCGACCCGATCAACCGATGGGAAATCTTGGAGGCCGTTTATTACGCTTTACTCGGCCTAGAATTCTTGAAGTTTCTGATTCACGACTTAGCCGACGTGAGTAGCGGTAAAAGGCCTTTATGAAGACTTGTTGCTGAATGAGGCCCACCCTGACTATGGCTATACAAAAATGGCGGAATGCAGTGGAGTCGAACCACAACCGTTGCCGATCGATCGGTTTAGCAAACCGTCAAGCCTCCGCAGGCTTGTTAAATTCCAAATTGGTGCCGCCTGATGGAATCGAACCACATAACCTAAGTACCGGATTTACAGTCCAGCGTGCGTCCCAGCGCACTCTCAGTCGGCTTAATTGGCGGAAGGTGAAAGAGTCGAACTCTTACCGTTACCGATAGCACCGGGTTCAAACCGGTTTGCCCACCACTGAGCGCCACCTTCCAGAAACGAAAAACCCCAGCACTTGGCTGGGGTCTGATAGTCATCGTGTCGCGCTGAAACAGCTGAACACCGTGCTATAAAAACAGGTGTTTATCAGGCCTGAAAGAACTTTTTACGCAACCTCGGAAATATCTCCTAAAGCACCATCGATCCAAGCCACTCCCTGCCGGATGATTTCGCGCGCGGATCGCTCCGACATCTTGTGAGTCTCGGCAATCCGGACCATCGTCCACTTGGAGCCGAAGTACCACCAGATGAAATCCCCCATCTGCTGGTTGCGCGTAATCAGCCTGGCGATAGTGGCGTCCACAAGCATTGCCGTGTCGTCAGTGATCATATAGGTCGTTGCGCTCGGCTCCGGGAAGCACTGGTTCTTCAAGGCAGCCAGCGGGGATACGTAGCGCGGAACGCCCATGCCAGACATCCGCCACGAGCCCCAGTTTTCCAGCAGGTATTCGGTGTCGCCCAGGGGCTTATCGACGTATGTACGCTTTTTCATGCTGCCTTCCTCGGATCTGGTTCATTCATGCCGAAGAGTTCTTTCAGCAGTTTGTTGGCTATGGAGCTTTTGGCATTGCCCTCGGCAATCCAGGTTCTGGCGAAAGCCTCGAAACCGGCGCTTGATCTGGATGCATGCCAGTCGCAGACGATATCCATCAGGGCTGCCGATGCCATTCGGCCGTTGTTGGATTCGAGCAGCTGACGGTTGCCGATCTTGAGAAACTTGCACTCGACGGCTGTCAGGCTCTTGCGCGGCAGTGCCGCATTCACATTGTTCATAGCGCGCGGCTCCAGACCTGCAGCGGTTTATCGGGGTTCTTGTCTTTGCGTTCTTGAATCGATACAGCTCGCGCCCACGACTCATAGGCTTCAGCGGGCGAATTGCCGGCCCCGGCCCACGGATGCCCATTGGCGAAGCACCACCACACGCCCTTGCTACAGTGGATTTTCACCTTCGGCAGTCGCCCTGTGAAACCCAACTTGCAACGCGCCAGCCACGCCTCTACCGCTGGCCAGATGACCGCCTGCTCGTGCTCAGAAAACCCGCTTCTGCCACCGCTACTGATGATCTCTTCGAGGCCATAGGCTTTATTCGCGACCCACATGACGAAACCGGTGGGGACGTGCTGCAGCTCGTAGCCCTTCACTCTCCACGCCCAGTCCTCCGGGAACTCACGGAGCGATTCAGCGATGCGCTGCGCCTCGGAGTATTCAGCTACCGCCGAATCCGTGAGCGTCTGCGTTTCGCCCAGAACGACGTGCTGTCCACGCTCCAGCAGTTCAGCCAGGGCTGACGGCGTGATTGTCTTGCGAGGCCAGAGCCAATCAAAAACCCTCATAACTGCTTCTCCCCTTCGAACGACTGGCGAATGAAGAACGGCCCATTTCGACCTCTTCGTCTGTTGCATAGAGGGTGTAGACAAAATAAATTAAACTTTCACTCCCTTGTCTGAATAGCCCTCAAGCCATGCCTAAAACCGGACGTCCTCGCTCGATTGCCGCCGAGCACTATCCCGTGCTGGTGAAACTCGCTCATGCACAGCCCTATTCCAGCCAGGCCGAATTGGCGCTCGTATTCTTCGCCGAAACCGGTATCACTGCGCATCCCGACACCTTTGCAAAAGCGTTGAAAATGGCAGGGATTACGCGTGTAAAGCAGCGGGCCAAGGGAAGTTTTCAGTCACCTGAACCTAATAAAGCCTATGGCTACAATGAAACCCACCGCCGCCAACTGCCGGAGCAGCTATATCCGAGTTGCTTGACAGATACCGAGTGGGCACTGGTCGCCGACCTGTTTGAAAGCCAGGGCGGACGAGGAGTGCCACCGCTTCACTCTCGGCGCACGTTGCTGGAAGCCTGTTGCTATGTCGTACGCACGGGGTGCTCATGGCGAATGCTACCCCGCGATTTTCCTCATTGGGACAATGTCTACAAAACGTTCCGCCGGTGGAGCGCTCAAGGCAAGTTCGAGCAAATGCATGATCGCTTGCGAGCTCAATGGCGTGAGCGGGAAGAACGCGCTGACAGCCCGTCAGCAGCGATCCTGGATTCACAGTCGACCCGCAGTTCTCCTCAAGGCGGTGACAGCGGCTACGACGCAGGCAAAAAAGTGAAGGGGCGTAAACGAAGTCTGATTGTCGATACATTGGGCCTGCTGCTGGCTGTCAGTATCAGTGCTGCAAGCGTGCAGGATCGTGACGCGGCGGATGATGCGGTGGCGTACTCGAAGGAAAAATATCCGTCACTGAGCACGCTTTTTGTTGATAGTGCGTACGCAGGAAAATGGGCACAGCGCACCCATCAACTGCACGCTATCGATGTTCAAGTGATCCGTGGCCCGAATAACAGAAGAACAGGGCAATGGCACTCTGAACAAGGCGATCTATTTTCCGTGGAGCCTGTTCAGACTGGATTTGTGGTCATGCCCAAGCGATGGGTAGTGGAGCGAACTCATGCCTGGAATGAGAGAGCTCGGCGACTGATCATGCATCATGATCGCCTTTTTGCGGTAAGCGAGGCATGGGTTTGGTTGGCCGAGGCTCGAATACTCGCGCGCCGACTCACTACATGATTTTGTCTACACCCTCATATGGATTCCCGGCAAAGTCCACAAAGCGGACGAACTGCCCCTGCTGCTGGACCATGCACGACCCTGTTTTGGCGTGTCGGCACTTGCCAACGATCAATTCAACCACTCCGTTCTGGCCTTCCTCGCTGTCTGCATCCCGGTGAACGAGGATCACGACGTCAGCGTCGGCCTCGATCTGGCCTGAGTCCCGCAGGTCGCTCGGGCGTGGCTTCTTGTCGGTGCGGTTGGTTGATCCACGGTTGAGCTGCGCGAGCACAACGACAGGCACGTCCAGCTCTTTGGCCATGTTCTTGAGCGCAGTGGATATCTTGCCCAGCTCGAGCGTTCGGTTTTGCCCGGCGCCCTCGGCGGCGATCAGGCCGATGTAGTCCACCACCACAATGCTCAGCCCTTCCTTGCGCTGCACCTGCCTGGCTGTCGAACGAATGCGGGCGGCGGTCATGCCTTCCTCATCGCAGACGAACAGCTTGGACTTGTGCAGCACGTTCACGGCACTGGTGATCTTCGGCCAGTCTTCGTCCTGAAGCGTGTGCCCCTCATCAAGACGCGTCAGGCTCACGCCGCCCACGGATGCAATGCCGCGCGTGACCAGCTCTTCCTTGGTCATTTCCATCGAGACGATGAGACCGACACCGTTGTCGACGCATGCAATCTTCTGAGCGATCTGAACGCCCAGCGTTGTTTTGCCTGAGCCCGGCAGACCGGCGATAACGATCATGTTTTTGTTGCGAAGGCCTCGGATCAGCTCGTCCAGATCCTTTAAGCCGGTTGAGTGGCCGAGCTGTTTTGCTCCGTTGAATCGACTGTCTATGCCATCGATTACGGGAGTCAGCACCTCGCTGTACTTGTAGTAATCCTTCCGGTCTAGTGCGCCCAGGTCGCGCAGATCCGCCGTTGCCTGCTGGGCCAGTGCGATGATGTCAGCGACCGGCAAGCTTTCACTGGCCGAATCCTTGATCACCTCCGCCGCCTCAACCACTCGGCGCAGCGCGGAACGCTCCAGCACGATGCGTTGATATCCGGCCCAGTTCGCGGTGCTGGGGATGTTCTTGGCGATCTCTGATGCGTAGGCCAGGGTTCGCGCGCCACTTGGCAGGTCCGGGTATTCGATACCCACCGTCACCACATCTACAGGCTGGCCGGTGGCGTGCGTGTTGATGATCGCCTGATACATCGCAGCGTTATCGTCGTAGGCAAAGTCGGCCGTCGTGATCCGGGCGGTGATGGCGTCGAACAGGGAGGCGTCCAGCAGCAGTGCGCCCAGAAGGCCATGCTCAGCCTCAAGGCTGTAAAGTTCGCGGCTCATGCGGCACCTCGCGCCGACGGCCAGCGGAACAGGCAGACCAGCCCGCCACGATCGCGCAGGCGGTCCACAGTGCGATCACCCATGCTCAGCTTCAGGTCGGTGATGCTCAGGTTGCTGACGATGATTGTCGGCTTGAGCTGCTCGTATCGGCCGTTGATCACCTCGAACAATGTTGCGCGCTCGAAGTCAGTTCCGTTCTGTAGGCCCACCTCATCGATCACCAGTAGGTGCGGGGCGATCAGATCGGCGTAGACCTGCGACTCGGTTTTGGCAGGATTGCCGAACGTGCCTTTGACCGATCTGATGATTGCGCTGGCTGTTGTGTACAGGCCAGTCACGCCCTGATTGCCGAAGTACCTGATGACCTGTTGCAAAACGGCAGCGGCAAGGTGGGTCTTGCCGGTGCCGACCTGCCCCAGCAGCATCACGCAGCGGCCGGCCTGATAGTTTTCGGCGAAGGCCTCCACGAAGCTCGTGGCGACGTTCCATGCCTTCGTCTTGGCGTCGTCACTCCCAGCAACCCAATTTTCAAGGGTGGCCTGCTGGAAGCGGGCCGGGATGCATGTATCGAGCAGGCGAGCGTTCAACAGGCGGTCAGTGTGTAGAAGCGTGCCCCCAGCGCGGACGCTGATGTCAGGCGAGTGGCGGCTATCAAACTCGCAGCGCGGGCAGCCGTACCAGATCGGGCCTGCGCCGAACTGCTCGACGAGCGCGTTGGTGTACTGACCGTGGATCGAGCAAACGCCCGAGCGGTTTTCGACGGCATAGCGTGGTTGAGTGGTCATTGGCTACCCCCAGAAATCCGGTAGTTGCCATTGCCGTCCAGCTCCAGGCCGTCGGTGTGGTCCACCTGATCGAGCTGGGTGTGACGGGACGGCTTCCCGCTCTTGGCGCTGGTGCCTGGCAGAACAGACTCGGGGTACACGTCGCTCCAACTGCTGGCGGTGGACTTATCCAGCACCGCGTCTGGGTCAGCATGATTTGCCAGCTTGGCGGCGATCATTTCGCATGCACGAAGCGTCAGTGGTGCCCGTTTGGTTTTCCGCATATCACAGAAGTCAGCCCATGCCTTTTCCGAAGCGTTAGCAGGCTTCACCGATGCAGGGTCGAACTTTGGATTTTTGCGAATAGATTTTCCTTTCTGCTCATCCTTATCAGAGGCGTTATCGCCCTCTTTATGGTTATGGATGGTTAATGGGTGGTTAATGGGTGGATTGGGTGCATGCTGTGCACCCCGTTCTGTCGTGGCGTGCACCCCGTTCTGTTCTGGCGTGCACCCCGTTACGTCTTCGTGTGCACCGGGTGCATGCTGTGCACCCCGTTTAAGGTCGATGTCGTAGCACACAGGAATGCGGTCTCTCTGGTTGATATAGGCCGCTGGAATGGCCTGATTTCCGCGTTTGATCACACCCAAATTTTCGAGGTCGCGAATGCGATACTGCACAGTGCGCGGAGACAGGCCAGTATCGCGCGACAGGCTTGATATTGAAGGGAATGCAGCCCGTCCATCCTGATCCGCATAGTTGGCCAGGCACAGCAGGACATGGCGACCGTGAGACTCCGTGACGATCTGCTGTGACAGCGCCCAGGACATTGCTTGAACGCTCATTGAAGCGTCTCCCCGGCAGGCAGGTGAGAGGCGCTACCTCCATCGTTCAGCAAGCGGCGGCACAGTAGGCGTAAGGCCGTCTGGGCGTTTGCCATCGGCACGATCGTGCGTCGGAAGTCACCGGCTGACAGACTGTGGTCGGCCGCGAGCAAGCTCACCTGGCTGTTATCGCAATCAGTCAACGCAAGGCTGGCCAGCGTGTAGTCGTCCAACTCGTCGAGATATTCCTTGCTGAGGATCACAGGCTTTTCCAGAGGCTTGCTTGCGGGCATCGACATAGATTGCTGCGCACCGCCAAGCAACTGCGCACGAAGATTATCGATACGCTTGTCCGACACCTCTTTGGCGTTGGCTCCGGTATGCCTTTCGAAAAGTGCCGTCAACGCCCAGTACGCAGCGATTAGGCCAAAATGGGTGTCGTCGTGAAGCTGGATTTTTGCGCCTTCCTCCACGGCATCAATGGCTTCGTCTATGACCTCAAAGCACTTGAATATCAATGGCCCATCGGCGTACTTCTTGTAATGGTCGACGTCGAGAACAATGCCGTCCGTTGTGATGATTGGTTTGGAATCGCTCATGACTTGACCTTCTGCACCAGTCGGAACCGGCCTTCAAAATAGGGGTGTGTGGCCTGGGTGGCGCTGACCATCAGGCATTCTGAAACGAAGCGCTTGAACGCGGCGGTGACGAGGCTCTTGGACCAGACGATGTACTGGCTGCCCTTCGCTTCCTCGTGGCCGTTACGGACCATGCCTGCGTGATTGGGCTGGTTCGGCCACTGGCGCAGCACGAATGAAACCATCGGTCCGGACATGCCATAGGTCTTGTTCATTTCCGCCTGAATGCGCCCGAGCGGGATACAGTTCTGCGGGCAGTGATCCCAGACCCTCTGTTCGGCGATCACCTCAACCCGGCGCTCGATCCGGTCGATGGCCACCTGCTGCTCACGCTGCTGACGCTCCATTTCCACCAGGTGATTGGCGTTCGCCGCGGTGATTTCGGCCTGGGTCATCGGGCGAGCGACGTCTTCCAGTTCCTGCCACCGGTCAACCAGCGCTGCTGTGAACTCTGGGCTGAGCTGGGCAACCACGATGAAACTGTCGCGCTTGATGAGCAGGTATTCCTGAACAACCACACCATTGGCAGACCTTGGCCCATCCTGCATTGCAGGTTGGGAAATCACTCGCCTGGCTACGAGTCGATCAATTGCGGTTTTGACATTGTCATGACGCGAGCCGACAAGATCGGCGATTTCTTGGGATGACATTGTCGGGGCGGTGCTGGTGATCAAGCTCATTGCGCGGCCTCCACTTGCTTCTTGCGCCCGGCAGCCTCAACCGCATCCATGAGCGACGCATCGTCACGCTGCAGCGCTTCGTTTGCGGACTGAACGAAAGAACGGTGTGGTATCGCATCAAGGCTGCTGCCCAGCCTGCATGCAGAGGCTTCAAGCCACGTGGAAAGCTCACCGAAGAAGCCGACCTTCTGGCCCCGAACAGAATCGATTTCTTCGTCGGTGACCGGGTTCCTGTTTTCCAGCGAGTGCAACATCCCGGTAAGGTGAACGCTGCACAGGGCAATGGGATTGTTTTGCTCGTCGCGAACGTATTTCAGATACATGCGGAACACGAGCTTTCCAATATCAATGCCAGCGAAGTACCCACCCGACAGGGGCACGTCCCAGCTGGAGTGATGCTTGCTGTGGTCGCGACCCACAAAAGGCAGGCGATCCCACGCGGTGGCCTGCTCTGGCTTCTCACGCAAGCCGATCTGCTTGCGCTTAGGTACGCGACGCGGTGACTTCGGGATGACGGCTTTCATTGGTCGTCACCGTGCGCGCCACGATTCAGAGGGGTCACGTTTCGTGGCGCGCGCTTGTCGTCAAGCGTCGCCCACTTGCTATCAGCGAGATCGAGCGCGTCCTTGCCCGATGCCGCTTCAAAACGATTCAGATGCCCGCTGAACCCAAGGAGTGCCCAGCTTGTAGCGCTGCAATCCTTGGCCCAGTTGTCGTAATCCAGAGCGTTGCCTACGTCTTTTCTGTCCGAGCACCATTCCGGCAGCTGCTTGGCGAGGCGCATCTCGTTCAGATAGGTCCACCAGCGGGATGCGTGCTTCCTTTCAGCTATCAGAAGGTCCGCGATAAAACGCTTCTGCTCAGCAGTGAACGTGATTTCCGATGGTTCTTGCGTTGCTGGGGGTGCGGTGGTATTTTCTGCGTGCATTGATTCGTTCTCCTGGAACGAGAAGTTTCGAAACACTCCCTGGCAGGAGTGGTTAAAGGGCCCGCCTACGAAGCGGGCTTTTTGTTGCCTGGAGGAAAGTCAGCCAGACAGCAAAAATTGGGATTGGCAGGCGGTCACCGGGAGGCCTGCGCAGTACTGGATGCTTGAACAGCTACGCCAAGCCCCTTTCCGAAGCGAGATATCTGTTCCACAATTTGCTCAAGATTTGGCCGAGCCTTCTGACTAAGCCCGCTGGAAGGGAACCCCTTAAGCTCAATCGCGGAGAAAATCCCTGGATGATCTTCGTGAACGAGTATCAATCGACCAGACTTGAGGGCTTTGCAGATTGCAGCTTGGCTAGAGCCGAGTAACTTAGCGGCTTCGTCTTGGCCTTTGTCTTGGACGAATACGCTCAGGGGGATAGGCGTCATACGCTCACCTGAAATGGCTATTGCGACACAAAATAACCGCTGGTGATTGAAAAATCAACACCTGCGGTTTTTGATTGTGATCACCCACGGTTATAGAGTTGCCGTATGAAAAAACGTGATCTAACCCCCGAAGAGAAAGCCGAGTGCGCTCGGCTCAAGAGCATCTACATGCGCAAGCGTGCTGATCTCGGATTGACGCAGGAAGCACTGGCTGAGCAATTGAACATGTCTCAGGCTGGCCTATCCATGTACCTGAATGGTCGTAATGCCATCAACCTCGAGTTCGCCTTCAAGATTTCCCGGCTGCTTGAAGTGGCAGTGGGCGAATTCAGCCCTCGGATCGCCGCTGAAATAAATGGCCCTGGCGGGGCGGGAAAGGTGGTTGGCGCTATATGGGACGAATCCCTGCAAAGATCCTTGACCAGCATCCGCCTACCAAGCGATGTATCCGAAGCTGAACAGGTTGTGGATATCCAAGGACTGCCGTCTGCTCTGGCCCAGAAGATCCGCGACTACAAGCCAGTTGTTCTGGTTCCTCGCTACGACGTAAGTGCTTCGATGGGGCCTGGCATAGACATGCCCGAAATGAACATGGTTGTTGAGAACATGAGCCTGGATGCTCGCTGGGTTCGACAAAATCTCACGTTTTCTGCGCTGGAAAACCTCAGGCTAATTTGTGGTCGCGGAGATAGCATGTCCCCAACCATCCGGAATGGCGACGCGGTGATGATAGATATCGGGGTCACTACGGTGGAGTCGGATGCGATCTATTTTTTTCAGCTGCAGGGTCAGCTCTTGATAAAGCGCATACAGAGGAATTTGGACGGATTCTCCATCATTTCTGACAATGCTCAGTACCGAGATCTGCCCATTCCTGCGGCACGCGCTAATGACATTCACATCCTCGCCCAAGTGATTTACTGGTGGAACGGTCGCAGCTTTTAACCGACATCTGACCGCCCATTTACCGCAAAACACCCGCCATGAGCGGGTTTTTTTTGCGCCTTGAAAATGAAGAGCCATAAAAAAAACGCAAGATATATAACCGCAGGTGTTGACTCGGTTCGCTTTCAGGTCTAGATTCCACTCAACGAGTTAACACCTGCGGTTATTTGGAGAGCTACATGAACATTGAGCTTGGTAGTTGGAAAGGATTCTTAGGGCAAGGCCTGGCACCTCGCGAACTTCAATGCGTTTTGGCTGTAGCCAACGGCAAGACAGTTAAGGAGGCCGCTCAAATTTTGGGAATGGCGCCATCCACCACCGCTAAGCGTATCGCGAGCGCGATGTTCAAGCTGGGCGTAAAACGTCAGGCAGCAATGGTCGCAGCTGCGTTCGCGCAAGGGATCATCAGCTTTGCCTGCGCAGCTCCAGCAGATCCGGACCAGCAGCATGATCAAGATCAAAGCCACCAAGGCGTGTTCCTTGCCTGACTGCTTGGCAGCGGCGAGCATCTTCGGCAGAGGATGCTGTCCGGTGCGGAAGCATCACGCGGCGGGATGTGGCACGGCGAGGCCTGGCATGGTGTGGCGGGGCAAGGCGAGGGCTGTTTACAGCGGTCTGCCCGTTCTATGAGCGGGCTTTCCGGTGGCGATAGTCACCAGCGAAAGCTGGCAGGAGTCCGGTCCCTCTGGGTCGATCCAGTAAAACCACCCGAGGCTGGGCGAGGCATGGTGTGGCGGGGTACGGCGTGGTATGGCGAGGCGGGGCAAGGCATGGGCGGTAATCCGCACGGGGCCATCAGCGTATCTGGTGGCAACTTGAAAGCAACTTCACCGAGGCTGCTTTCAAGTTCAACACGCAAAGCAACGTGCATCGCATTAGGCGAATAGGCACACGCAGCGAAACTACGAGGCATCACCATGCAAACTTTGAAAGTTAAGATCATCGGCACCCGTCCGCTTTTAATTCACGCCGACGTTTTCGCCGATCCGCTGAACAAGTTGACCAAGGCGCACAAAGTCTTGACTTCAAAACGCAAGAAGTCCGACGAAGACCACGAACTTATCGCGCGCAGCGAATGGCGCGGCGGTCTGTACTTCTCTGATGATATCGGGCCTTACTTGCCGGGAATCAATATCGAATCGTCGTTGGTGGCAGGCGGCAAGCTTTCAAAGATGGGCACTCAACTCAAGCGCTCGGTTGAAATCATGGACTCCCGCTGCCCGATCATCTATGAAGGCCCGCGCACCGTTGAAGGTCTGTGGGATGAGGCGTTCTATGACGCTCGCTCGGTAAAGGTTGGCACCGCACGCATCACCCGGTACCGCCCTCTGTTCCGCGAGTGGTCAACCATCTGCGAGATCGCATTCGACCAAGAATCAATCGACCGCGCCCAGGTTCTGAAATGCCTGGAAGACGCTGGCCAATACTGCGGCGTAGGCGACTACCGCCCGAAATTCGGCCGTTTCACCGTTGAGGTTCTGCAATGAGCGTCGTTCCTCTCAAGCCAAATAGCTGGTCGCTGGATAAGGCGCTCGAGCTTTTCCACGAAGACAAGTTTGCGGACGGCCAGCTGATCAGCCACGACTGGCTGACCTGGGCGCTAAATCTACCCAAGCCAACGACTGCAGCTGAAATGGTCAACTGCCAGTTCGTTATTCTGGACCGTGTGGAGCAGTTCAAAGAGGCCCTGCTCACGCAGTATCAGATTTATATCGTGAGCGTGCGCGGCAAGGGATATCGAATAGTTCCACCATCTGATCAAGCATTCATTGCAATAGATACAGCAATGCGTGGAGTGCGGCGAGAGTTCTCAAAATGCAAAGAGGTGATGAAGCACACGCGCCTCGGAGAACTTGACGCGGATCAAGCGAAGCGACACACGGATGCGCAAGTCAAAGTATCTGCGATAACAGGAATGATAGGTAAAGGCAAGCGGGAAGTGTTCGGACTGTTCAAGTCGTAACTTACCCCAAGTAACTCCACAACACTGAACGAAAGCCAACAATCGCGGCCGGGAAGCATTTGGCCTGGAGAAAGTGAAATGAAGAAGGCACCACTGATCAAAACGCTGAACTTGAACATTTCCGTCGAAGTGTTATCCCCTCTCGCGGCCCGTCTTGTGCGCGGTTTTCTGGCAAGCGGAACAACCCGGCCAGAGTCGGCGAAGGATGCGCACTCGGAAACACTGGTAACCCCTGAGATCGGCGCGTATTGGGCTGGCCAGGGCGGCATCTACGGCGGCGTGCGCCAGTATCCCGAAGGGCTGTGCCATGTGATCTACGCGCAAGAGGATGCCGGGAATTTCAAATGGGGTCCGAGCGGCACTGAAACTGGTGCGACGAGCAGGTTCGATGGACGCACCAATACCCAGGCACTGCTTACTCTGAACGCTGACTTTCCTGCAGCTTTCTATGCGAGTCAGTACACGGCAGACGGTCAAAGCGACTTCTACCTGCCCTCCGCCGCCGAGCTGAATCACGGTTGGGCATACCTTTCCGACCGCTTTGAAGAGGGCAGCTACTGGTCGAGCACGCAGCGCTCCGCCTACCTCGCATTCTATCAGAACTTCGGTGGTGGCTATCAGTTCCGCTACGCCAAGGGCTACGAGCTTCGCGTCCGCCCCGTCCGCAGATTCATTCGCTGATTCATTAATTGCTTTGGGCGCGCAGCGCCTGCAAGGAGCCACCATGCTGTGTCTATCCCGTCGCTTCGGCGAATCAATTGTCATCGGCGACAACATCAAAATCACCGTGATCTCTGGTCGGGACGGCCAGATCCGCCTGGGCATTGATGCTCCGGCCGAGCTGGCCGTCGACCGCTCCGAAATCCGTACCGCCAAGCTGGTCAACCCACGTAACGAGGACTCTCGCCATGTCAGTGCCTAACCAGAGCATTACCCAGCCCAAAAGCCTTTCGCATGGAGAGCGTCTTCTGCTGTCCCTGTCGATCGCTCTCGCCAATCAGAGCCGCACCACCAACGAGGCAAAGCAAGCCCGTGAGCGGATGATTCTCGCTGAGAAGGCCGCGAATGAAGCCCGTGAGGCAGCCCACAAGCTCGGTGAAGATGTCTTTGCCTACGCAGGGCAGTTGGGCAATGGCGGCGTCGAGAGCCTGGACAGCTCATGTGACGGAGGTGACGGCCATGCCAGATGATAATCGAATCACGCTGGTGCTGCGTCCTCGCGAAGGCGAAACGTTGGACGGCCTGCAGTTCCATTCAAAGCTCGGCGCGCCGGTGTCGGTAGGGCGCGCACTGGGCGTCATAGCCTCGGTATCCGAGGGCAATGCTGTTGAGCAGCTGCTCGACACAGGGCTTTGCGCCAACATAGAAGACCACATGCGCGCCGCAGCAGACGCCCGGCGTTACCGCTGGTTGCGCGAAGTGGCGTGGGACACTCCGCGTCAGGACCTGGCACTGCGTGATCGCCACCAGAACATGCTGACCGATAGTGACCTCGATGCCGAGATTGATCGGGCTATGCAGGCTTACCCATGTGTGACAGCGCAGGAGCCGCAGTCATGAGCACGCTCACGCAAGGAACACACCTCCACCTGCGCACCGAGTTCGAAAGCCTGGGCGAGCGCCTGATTCGTTTTGGCCAGGCGCTTCAAGACCCGGCCACCACCGTGGGCCAATTGACTGGCCTGGCCAATTCCTGCGGCATTGCACTCAAGTTGCGGACGGTCGCTGAGTCAGGGCTGCGCGACGATGAAAGCTGATAACGCTCGGCCGAGGACCAAGCGCGTCAGCTGGTCCTCGGCCGAGGACGCGATTCTGCGGGAGCGCTACCCCGAGAGCAGCCATGACGCGCTGTCTCCACATCTCCCAGGTCGGTCCTATGCATCGATTACACACCGTGCGTACCTGCTGGGAGTGAAAAAAAGCAGCACCTACATGCGCGACCTGGGCGCGGCAAACATGCAAGCCGGCGCTGAACGGCTCGGCCGGGAGTTTTGGGAGAAACCCCTGGGTTCGTTGCGACATGAGCAAACGAGGGTACTGATCAAGCTTGGCCAGCCCGATATCTGGAAAGGCCTGCACATCCATGCATGGGAGTTGGTCAACGGGCCGGTGCCAGACGGGCACATCGTCGCCGCCAAGGACAGTAACCGCAAGAACATAAGCTTGGACAACCTGTGCCTTCGCACGGTGAGCGAGCATGTAGTCCGCACCTGTCCAAACTATCAGAACCTGCCAGACGAACTCGTCGACGTCCTGCACCTGCAGAACGAGATCCGAAAAACCATCAAAAGGAAACGTGGCAATGAAAAATAAGCTTTCCGATCTGCGTGATCACCTGTTCGTTGCGCTGGAAAACCTCGTTGAGGCGGACGGTGACAAACTCGATATGGCCGTGCGCAGAGCGGACGCCGTCAGCAATGTGGCCAAGGTGATCGTCGATACCGCGCGCGTCGAAATCGACTACATCCGTCACGTCGGCGGACAGGTTGAGAGCAGCGTCTTTATTGAATCAAAGTCGGCGCTTCCACCGATCGAAGCCCAAGGGGGTCGCCGTGGCTAAGACAGTCCTACACGTCCGCCAAGACGGCGTGCAGTTCTATATGAACACAGAGTCCAGTTCCCCAGGAACAGGCCACCGCAACCGGTACCGCCTGTTCAAAACGGAAAACTTCGGGCGCGACAAGTCCGGCTGGGTTCAGATCGGTTCGCAGGCTGGACAGCGTCTGATTGCAATCGAAGAAGAAAGCGTGCGCTTTGAAGAGTGCGCCCAGGCATTCAGTGCCAAACGCCCACACCTCTACCGCGAGCGCGAGAGGATTCGGGGAAAACCCGGCAAATGGGAGGGCGAGGCTTTCCCTGTGCGTGTAATTCAGGGGCGAGACTTGCCACTGCCAAAAAGTAATTGAGCCTGATGAGTCAGGAAGGCAGGGCGCGATGAGCGCAGCAAAAGTGCTGGAGTTCGAAGAGTTGCAACGGATCACCGGCTATACGCGGCGCGCTGACGTTGAGAAGGCGTTACGTGGGGAAGGAATCAGGATATTCCTTGGTAGGAAGGGGCCTTGGACCACTGTTGATCTGGTGAACCAAGCGGGCGGGCTCAAGCCCATTGATCAAGAAAAGTATGACGCGGATATCGTATGAAGCGAGGAAGGAAGCGCCAGCATAACCCGAACATCCCTGGCCATATTGACCAGGCGGCCCTGCCGCGCTCGGTGTATTTCGACCACCGGGGCGCTGGGTGCTGGTACATCCTGTATTTCAATGAAGCTGGCCGGCGCCAACGACAGAACCTGTGCGCGGGTAATGTGACGCTGTCAGAGCTTCACCGGCTGATCGAGGAACGCAACGGCGTAGATCGTGACAGCCTGCAGTACCTCTGCGACGAATTCCACAAGAGCGACCAATACAAGGTGCTCAGTGCGAAAACCCACGACGACTACGTCTATTCCCGTGATGTACTGCTGGCGTTTCCGACAAAGCTCGGCAAACCACTGGGCGAGCTGGCAGTGCTCAAGTTCACCCCGGCGCTGATCCAGCGGGTGATCGACAAGATCGCCCAGGAGGGCAAGCCATCGAAGGCCGCACACGCCCTGCGATACCTACGCCGCGTGATGCAGTGGGGCCGAAATCGGGGGTTCGTGAAAGAAAACCCTGCCAAGGGTATTGAGTCGCCTAAAGAGCGCAAGCAGCGACGGCTGCCAGACGATACGGTCATGGTCAACCTGATCAGGTTCGCGCAACACCAAGGCCAGCTCAAGAGCGGGCAGCCCGGGGCGTGCTCACCTTACCTCTGGTATGTGATGGAGATCGGTTACCTCTGCCGTCTGCGCGGTATCGAGACGATTACCCTCACCGACGAGAACGAGCTCGCCGAAGGTGTGCTGACCAACCGCCGCAAGGGAAGCCGGGACAACATCGTCCGTTGGTCGACGCGTCTGCGCGCCGCATGGGATGCAGCCAAGTCCGTCAGGACGGAAACCTGGGAGCACAAGCGTGTTCCCGTGCCGATCCGCGCAGACCAGCGCTTCCTGATCATCTCGGCCACCGGCAGGCAGTTGTCGAAGTCAGGGCTCGACACAGCCTTCCAGCGTCTGATCGTCCAAGCGATAGACAAAGGAATCCTCACCGAGGAGCAGCGATTCGGAATGCACGACTTCAAGCGCAAGGGAATCACCGACACGGTGGGCACCCGGGCAGACAAGCAACAAGCCTCTGGCCACAAGGACGAATCCATGATGGACGTGTACGACCTCAGCGTGCCAACCGTGAACCCGTCCGGTAATTGAGCAACTGATTCAGCCGAAAGATGCCCACAGCTTTATCCACAGTCAAACGCTAGAGAGCGCTGGATAAAACCCCAGTCTTTTCCGCGTACATCAACCCCGCCGATAGCCGCAAAATAAGGGCCAAACCCGTACATGGAGCGTACAAAAGGTTCTCTGCGCGCAGGGTCTTTACTGACTTAGGGGTCTGACTTGTAATCAGTAGGTCCCGGGTTCGACTCCTGGTGCCGGCACCATATAAATCAAGGGCTTGCAGCGATGCAGGCCCTTGTTTTTTGCGGTACACGTAACAAGCCACGTAACAAGCCATCCTTTCACTGCGCCTGACCAGGCCTTAGACGTGATTACTCGCGCCGGTAAAAGCGCACACGCCAACACACGTCCGCACCTCCCCAAGCAGCCCACCCAAGGGCAGCGTCTCAAAATTTGTTGGGGCAAAAAAAAAGAGCGATATTAGTAATATGCGTTGCTGAAAACGGCTACAGCCCTTGTAAATCAAGGCTCTCAGCGTTTTCGGGAAATAGCGATATTGAAGCGATATGAAGGCGATAATATTACCTTTATGAACAGTAATATTTACCTTCCTTAAAACCCAATGATTCCGGGGGTTTGGTAAAATATCGCTATCCATATAGCTACCATATCGCTATCCCCTGCTATATGAAGGACCCAGCAAAACCGGGGCCTCCAACCCCTTTTTCCTCACATCTAGCTAATATCGCTATTTTTTTTACCCCACCCCTATTTTCAGAACGAAATCCCACGTTCCGGTCACGTTTCAGCGCCATCGACCCGGTCGGGGCATAGGAGATAAACATGTCCGAGGATTTATGCGTCACTGACCAGATCGCGTTGTCCCGCCATCGAGTTTTCCTCCTGAGGGAGTTGAATCGAACCAGGAGCATCGCGCTTCGTTCGGCGATCTATGACCAGCTCGCCCATTTTTCTGCGCTGCTCTGCATGCCGGTACCAGCCCTCGATACCATTGGCTTGCCCGAACAGTCAGCTGAGGACGCATTGATTCCATTCTGGTCAGCACTCGACCTACTGGATGGCAAAGGCGAACAGTACAACCATTCGGCGGCACCCGAGTCGTTGCTCGCGATCAACTTCAAAGATCTGCAATCACGTCTGGACAAGCATGGTTGCGGGCTACAGGTCGACTCGTCTCTCCGCAGATTTCTAACCGAGTCCGTTAAGCCGAAATTCGTCGAGGCAAACAAGAACGTGGCCAGTGTTTTATTGAAGAAAACAGTCAGGTGCATGGTTTTTCAAGCCCGTGAGTAACTGTGTAACGCAGTGAAACCTCCAAACTGACCTACAAGCCTTGTCGCTCAAGGCTTCCAGCCCATCAACTGCGAACGAGGCTGTGACCGAAATCGATGTGCGATTTGATCGACCCTGATTTCGAAAACCCTGGCCTCAGGGTATTTTTTAGTTTTTCACCCAGCGAAACCGGGGGCTTCTGCACGGTGCTCCTGGATGCCTTTCCAAGGTCCACAGTGCAATCCCACTGCATTCCTCTGCAAAACTTTGCACTCTGTGAAATGGCTGATCAGCCGCAGAGGCCCACGGCCCGCTTGGGCTTGAAGGCCTATTGCACTGCATCGAGACTTGCAAAAAAAACGGACGCGAAGCCCGTCGGCGGGAGGGGGATAAGTGCTTTTCCTCGTGTTTTTTTATTCCTAGGCCAATTTTCCCACAAGCCCGGAATCACCTGAGAATCAGCCCTTCCATCGGAGAGTTGTGGCGAAGCTAAAGCCCGCGAATGAACTGTACGCACATACAGTTAAATTTGGAGGACAGATGGTCATGGCAGTGGTTATCACAGAGAAAAAAGCAGAGGTTGATGCATGGGTCGCGTTGCTTGAGGACATCACCGCATTGCTCGCTTGTCCCGGAGTCCATCACAAATTGCTGCTGCAACGTGCTTGCGCTCTGCATACCTCGCAAATCGTGAACGCAGAGGAGTACAGCGACATGCTGGAACTCGGTGACGGAGCGCTCGCATATGCAATTGAGGAGCAGCTATACCTCCCTGCATCAGAAAGTGCCGCCTGATGCAGGTCTTGGTCATTCCTATGAGGCGCAAGGATATAGCGTTGGAACCGAGAGAGAGGGAGCGGTACGAAGCGATACAAGGGAACGTGATAGTCCGATCGACTCACTGCGAATATTTAGGCAGGCATGCAAACATTGCCTGACTTTAGGCAGGCATGCCCAAAAGAGGAACAGCGGCTTCCGGAGCTGGTGGACGTCACATTGGCCACCAATGGCCCACAACGTTTTGTGCTCAGTGGTATTGAATGCGTCGACGGCTGTGCATACGCGTAGGCTTGTGTTATTGAGAATATCGAAGCATGCTGCGACGCGGAGTATTTTGGTTCACAAGGAAAGATTACATTACTGAATGAATACACCCCCCTCTTAAAAGGGGGTGATACTTTTTTAATCGTAGTGCTGTTAAGCGCTGCTACACTCCAGTTCTTCTAGAGACACATCTTATAATTAACTGCTCTTTAGTTTTGTCTATCGACCGTTGTGACGCACTGAAGAACCTCTGCACTCACCTGTAAATACGTAGAATTTTAGATCAGGCGATCACAACGGATTGCATCACAGATGCAGGCCGTGTGCGTCGACATTATGACGCCACACACGGCTTGACATCATTGCCAGTTACGGTACGGGCTAGGAGAAAGTGTTGACATTCGAATTGATCCGCTCGGGTTCATAGTCGCAACAAATCGCTCTGGAGACGGTGGGATGTCGGCATGGATACCCATTGCGTGCTGCAGAGCTTCGCGCATGTCACTCCAATCAGTTATAGCGCTACGCATATCGTCCACATTCTCATGTGGCAGCATTCCCGGATTGATTCCTGACGCTCCCGTCATGTACCTATGCTGCATGTCCGCCATATCCAGTGTTCTTTGCGTATGTGAGTAAAGATTGTTGTAGCGATTTCTCAGGCTTTGAGGTGCTTGGCTACTAACAAATTCATGCTGATCTCTTGGTAGACCAGCAGACTCCGCAAGTTGATGTCTGACGCTCAGCAGTTGACTGGACGTTACGTTATCTTCGTCACCCGAGTTGTTACTAACTCGGTCTGGGGAGTTCACCTGATGGGCCATCCTGGATCCGCCGACACATATATTTCCCATTCGTATACCCTCTTTAGTACAGCATTTATGACGCCACTTGAGTGGTCATAGGGAGCGGATCGGTTCCAAGCTTATAAGATAATTCCCCAAAATTTTGCTGGCGCCGGGTTTAGACATCAAAGCGTCACTGACTTGAGTTTGGCGCACAGTAACGCTGCCTTGGCTGCGTCCGCCGTAAACGCAGCTGCGTTACTCGGTATCGGGGATGGCCCATGCTGGTGCGCGGCAAGCTGGGTATTCATTTCCTGGACCAGATCCAGCAAGTCGCACACCACCTGAAAGATGTTAACACCGCCCGACCCAACCCAGTTTTTAGGAGCCTGCAAACGCTGACTCTTACTGGTGATGCTCTCACGCAGACCCTGAATCCTCTCCACCATGTCGCCACCCACCGTCGCGTTGTGCTTCTGGCCGACCACCAGGTTCAGGTCACGCCCGGTGGCCTGGTGCAGGTCGTCCACTGCCGCCAGGCTCGCGGATCCGCCTGACAGCAGCTTGAGCGCTCCCAGAGCCTCGATCTTCTTCACGCCACCCACTGACTCAGTCGAATGGTCATCCACCGTCCTGGTGTGGCTCTGGAAGCTTTCAGTGTTCGTCATGGCGTCGACTTCGCGCTCGATCGCCTGGTCCTGGATCTTGCCGTCAGTCTTACGCAGCCAGTTGCCGTCGGCGTCGACACGCTGTTGCACCGCATCACTGTGCTGCCACACCTGGTCACCCTTGGGCACCTTTGGCAGTGTCAGTCCGTGCGGCAGGATGGTCTGGATGTAGGGCTTGTGCGGCAGGCCATAAGCGAAGCACACCACCACGCTGGTGCCCTCCTCCGGAAAGGCAAAGAATCCCATCTCATCGCCGCCCACCGGCATGGGCAGCGGCACGCCGGCCAGCACCGGCAACGTCGTGTCGATCTCACCATCTGGCCCCATCACCTGCAGGTCGACCGAGAAGCGCGGGCGGAAGTCGTCACACAGTCCAGCGCTGGCCGGCGCATCCGCCACGGCCACGACCTTGGCGAAGCGCGGCAAGTGATAGCCGCCAGTGAGTTCAGGGAATTGTCGTTCTACGCTGCGCTTGATTGCGTCGTCCATTTGATGGCCATCTGTGTGCCGGCCAGCGTCACGTTCGTGATCCGCTCGCCCTGGTTGATTGATACGCCTGGTCGCAAGCCCGGCAAGGCCGCGATCATTGCGCTCTGGCTGCCCTGGTAACCGTCGAAAAGGTTAACCGGCAACTGCAACGGCGACCGAGCGCCGAAGAAACTGTCAGCCCAGGCACCGACGTAGATCTCGCCGTCGCCCTGTTGCTGCCAGATAAAGTCCTTGATGCCAAACACCCGCGCCATGCTGTCCAGAGCCTGGTACCCAGCGGCCAGGTTGTAGAAAAACGGTGTCTTGACGCGTGTGTAGGCCTGATCCGGAACCCGAAAGCGCAATCCGGTCTTGCTGCCGATATCGGTCAGCACCGCGCGCAGATCCACATGACGCAGGTTCATGGGCAAAGGGTTGGCCAGCACCGCGGCTAACTCGCGGCACAGCACCACCTGCTCGATGCCGTTGGTGGCAGTGCAGCGCTCGACATAGCCAATGAAGTGACGCTGCAGGACCGCTTCGTTGTAGCCGATATCGAACGTGACCAAACCTTTGACTGTGGCACCGGCCTTGATCGTGAACGTGGCGCGGCCCGGACTCTTGAGATCCAGTCGAACATCGTCATTGATAAGCGGCGTAGCCACGCCGCCGATCGTCAGCACTTTGTGCAGTTTCATGCTCATGGCGTGCCGCCCAGGTAGGTGTCCACCTTCTTGAGCACGGCCTCAAAGCCGGTCAGTTCTTCGGCTGCGCCCGATCCGGACCCACTACCCGCCACACCATCGCCAGGCGCTGACTGGGATGTCACGCCGTTGCCGGCGCGTCGGTTCTCGACCTTCTCCGGGTTGGATAGCTTCTCGCTCAGGGTGAACTGGACGATCCATTGGGCCAGTGTGTCGTCTTCACGGGCGCTGACCCCGTCGGAGAACGTCACCTGCCGGATGCCAAAGGCCTTGGCCGTGTCATTGACGATCCGGTAGGTCTGCAGCTGGCCACCGCCTGCAGTCGCCTCGGCCAAGCGCATGATCGTGCGCAGGTTCTCGAGCGACTTGTAAGGGATCGTCAGGGCCACCGTAAGCGTCTTGGGTTTGAAACCCTTGTGGGATTTGTCGGTGCCCGATGTCTGACCGCCCAGCTCGTCGGCCTCGATCTTGAGGTTGGCCGTCAGCTTCATGCGGTGGCCGATGATCTGCTCGCCGTTGAGTAGCAGCGTCATAGGCCCACCAGTTCCTGAACAAAGCTCAGGCTCTCTGCAGAGCCCACCAACAGTGCGCCGGCACAGAGCGGCCACTCATGACCTGGTGCTTCGCCCTCGAGGAGCTCGCGGCGGAGCTGGCCCACGTCACCCGGTCCCAGCATCCTGGACTGGATCGATACATCGTCGGCACTGTTGATGAACTGGGCTTTCAGGTCGGCCAGCTGCTGCTCGCGTTCTTGTACCTGTGCCTTCTTTCGGGCCTGCAGATCGGCCAGGTCCGCCATCGGCGAACTGTCGGCGGCATAGCCCTCAAGTACCGCCAGTTGGCCGGCCATGGACTGGCTGGCCAGCTTGGTGATCGGGCAGCGCTGCAGCGGCAACTGGCTCCAGAGCGGCATTTGCCCGGCGATCGGCATCACCCACTTTTCCACCTCCAGCTTGGCCAGGTGTTCGGCACGGCGCTCGGCGCGCACCAGGTCAGGCATAGGCAACACCACGTTGAACCGACCCAACGTCGCGGCGAGCTGGTCCAGGCGCGTGGCGAGGAATATCAGTACCAGGGCGCTTTGCTGACCTTGGGGCCGCACAGCGTCAGTGGTATCAGTGAGCTTGTCGGCTAGTAGCTGCAGCAGGTTCGGCGCAGACAAAAAGCGCTGGTGACCACCGCTGCCCTGCCCTACACCGTGCTGAAAGGGCGTCACGACGATGCACGACGGGACGTTTTCAAACTGCGCGACCAATGCATCGCGCCCAGCGCTAATGGCCGACTTCGCGGCACCCGCAATCAGACCAGGACTGGTCTTGGCGATATCGGCCAGCATCGAGACGCGCTGACCGGTGATTGCCATTTCGCTCTGGATCAGGTCGCGTGCACCTGCCATCTGATCCATCCACTGCGTGGCCTGCACCGGCCACTGCAGTTTGATCGGTGCCCATTCATTCGCCATCGAGCACGACCGCTTCAATCCAGTCAGGGGTAACAGGCTGTGTTGTCTGCTTCGGGTAGCCAGGCACCTGCGGCCATTCGCGCACTGCTTGCCGCCAGGTCAGCAACTGGGTGAACTGTTCGGGTGTGATCGGCAGTTCACCGCCCAGATCGCGAGCATCGCGGTACTGCGATACCAGGTTATCCGACACCTTCAAACGCAGTTCTACCCAGAGCTTGGCCAGCAACGCAGGATCGGCCTGGACAACAACGTCCTCGGCGTACTCGGTAGCGTGGCCACCGGCGTCCAGGTACTCGACAACGGCTTGGTAAAGCGGCGGATTGTAGTCCTGGGTAACGTGACAACGGTTGCCAGCAACGGTTATCACGAACGAGCCGTCGTTTTTAAGGGCCACATCGGAGAACGTTACGCTCAAGGTCACCGGTTCTTCGGGAGCCGCAAACGTGGGCGGCAAAACCTCTTCGGGAGTGTCGAGAAGTGCGTCTGTCATGCTGCGTACCTCCAGGCGAAGCCGTAAATGGTGCTACCGCCACTGAATGAAATAACGGTGCCGCCGGCTGCCTGGCCACTTCGACCGACCACACCCGCACCACCTGAGTAGTAATGCATCAGCGAGTAACACCAGGTGCCGCCTGCTGGCAGTCGTACTTCGGTCGCGGTGACGGACACCGCCAGAAAGTTGTTGTTGTCTGGGCGGTAGAAGTTCTGCTCGCCCCACAGCAGGCCGAGGTCAGTGGCGTCCACTTGCGCCCGGACGCCTGCGCCGTTGGTTGCCCAGCCCAGACGCAACTGGTTGGTGGCCTGGTTGGCTCCACCGCCCTGCTGCACCGGCACAAAGCCGAGGCGGTTCTGCAGGTAGTGAACGGCCCCGTTTGAGGAACGGCGAAAGTAAGGAAACTCCGGGTTGTCACTGGCAAAACCCGCTGCGGTGATCGAGTCAGCAGCGACACGTGCGGAGACCAACGCATTGACTTGGGTAACGGTGTAACAGTCAGTGATGCCATAGCCGGCGATCGAGTTGGACTTATTGGCCTTTTCGTTGGGATTGAACGACTGCTCCGTCCAGATACGGCCCATGTCTGTTGCGTCGACCGTCAATTTCAGTCCAACGTCCGACCAACCGATATACACCTTGTTAGTCTTCTGGCCGGCACCGCCGCCCTGCTGCAACGGCGTGTAGCCGATCTGCGGCTGCAGGTAATACACCTTGTCATCAGAACTCCGACGGAAGTACGGGTAGTCGGTGTTGTTGCTGGCAAAACCGGCGTGGATGATCGAGTCAGCCAGTACCCGCCTGCCCACCAGGTCGTTTACCTGAGTGATGGTGTGGGCATCGGTGATGCCGTAGCCGGCCAGCGAGGTGGCTTTATTGGCCTTGTCATTGGGATTGAAGCTGGTGTCCGTCCAGATCCTGCCCCCGTCTGTGCCGTCCACACTCACTTTGAGCCTGTCTCCGGTCCAGCCGATGTTGATTCTGTTGCTCAGCATCCCAGGCCCACCGCCTTGCTTCACAAAGCTGCTGTTCGCGTCATCCTTGCTGTATGCGTCGGTGATGCCGTATCCGGCCAGCGTCGTGGGATTGCCGCCACTGGTCACCAGGCCTTTCAAATTGACGGCGACTCGCGTGTACGTACCTGCCGCAACGCCGCTATCGGCCAGGGTCAGGGTGATATTGGTGTCGCTTGCGCCGTCATAGGTCCCGATGCCACTGGCCGCGCCGTTGAATCGAATGGCTCGCGGCGTAACCAGGCGCACGGCCCTGCCAACCGGGGTGGAGCCGTCAACGATCAGCGCCATAACCTGGCTGATGGCCGAGCGCACGGCATTGACCATTCTGGTGGTGGCCAGCACCACGCCGCTGTTGCTGTTTGGATCGTCGCTGATCGCATTGGGCAGGTTGCCCAGGTCCACGTCTTCCTTGGTCGTGGCACGGGCGCGCAGATCTGGATAGTCACCAACCCGCGCCGCGAAGTGCTTCACCAGCTCGATGTCGATCGCCTCGATCGGACGCAGGTCGGTCAGGCTGCTGGTGCCGGTGATGTCAGCCAGCGGCACCAGGTAGTGCCTGGCCGATGCGCTGTCGGTGTAATCGATCTTTGCGTCCTGGCCGAACACAACTTTGAACGAGGCCACGACGTCGCTCAGCTCGCGCTGCAGCACCACATCCAGCCAGGCTTTGGTCGGCACTGCCGGCACGGTCACGGGCAACACGGCATCGAGCTGCAGGCGAATGCCTTCGACATACGCCACGCCGGGGTTGAGCTGGTAGACAGCGCCCACCTTCTTCAACTGCAGGCCTGCGCCGAAAAAGCAGGCACGCCCGAACATGTCCCGGTTGCTGATGCGCTCGCGCTCGTCGATGCCCTTCATGCGCGCCGTGTAATCGTACTGCCAGGTACTGGCGTCGATCTTGATGCCAGTCAACTGCTGTGCACCGTCGAACACCACCAGGAAGTTGCGAGTCACGTTGTTGCCGATCTGGTCAGGCAGGACGTTCTTGCGCTTCTGTTGCAACGGCACGTAGGCGACCGACAGCAGCACGTCGTCGCTGGTCTCCATGCCGATCCAGTTCCAGTCGAAGTCGCCGATATCGGTGCCCATCAACAGGCTGTACACCACTTGGTTGGGATTGACGAAGCCCTGCTGGGTGACGCTTGCGGTATAGACGATCTGAGCCGCTGGCGGCTTGACGCCGGCACGGTTGACCGGGCCGGAAACGTTGAGGCCTGGCACGTTGGCCAGCACGAATCGGGCAACGGTCAGCGGCAGGTTGGCCGCTTGTTTCTGGGCGATCAGTTTTTCGCCGGCGATGGTGATACTTGCAGCCATGAGGGCTCCTAAAGGCTGGCGACCAGCGTTTGCTGATCGTCATTGAAATCCACCAGGGCAACAGCAAGCCGCACCGGGGTGATGGTTACGAAGTCGTACCGGCGACAGGTGCGCCCGTACTGACGAATCAGCACACGCAATAGGTCGGGGTTCTCGGACAGTTGGGAATCGCTCAGGGTGAGCAGCACGACGTCCCAGTCGCGTTCGGGCATACGCTCCTGAATCTCGACATAGCCGACGCCGAGGCGCTCCAGGATGCGTTTCAATCCGGCAGTGCTGCCGGCGTCGACGGAGTTGATAAAGGCGTACTTGACCCGCAACCGGAACAGGCTTTCCGGCTCGGCGGCAAAGCGGGTGACGTCGCGCTGCCAAGCCCACAGTTCCAGAATGGACAGGTGGCAGGTGTCAGCGTCGAACTGCAGGTAAGGCCAGCGCAGCCACTCGGTGGCCTGCTCCCACCAGAGCTGGGCGGTGGCCACCAGCTTGGTCAGCTCCAGGCCTTCGAGCCAGAACGGCAGCTTGAGCTTGATCATTGCAGAACCACCGCCAGGGTGCTGATCCGGGGGATGTCCAGCGCTGACACGATGTCGCTGTTGGCAAACCGCAACGAGCTGATGTTCGGAAACTGAGCGTGCAGCTCTTCGGTCAAGCGGCTGAAACTGAACCGCGACTGAGGAAACGTGCGGGTCGGCGCGTAGTCACTCTGGGTGCTCTCGCGAAAAGCAGCGCGGATGAACAGCCCGATCTCGGCCTGCAGCGTCTGCAGCTGCAGCACGGTGAGGTTGGCCACGGGCCAGACCTTGAGGCTGATCGCGTTCAGCGTTTCAGGCATGGCCATCGCCAACAGATCATCGCCGTGACCATGATTGCCGCCGTCACGAATGTGCGTATTGATCTGCTCCAGGAACGTATCGGCGGGCACGCCGGCGTCGAACAGCACAAAGGCATTGGCGCTGCCGGGGCCACGAGGCGCACCGTGTTCAAAGTACACGCCGTCAGCGGCTACCCCAGGAAACCCGGTGATGATTGCCCGGTACACCGCGTCGGTGTGCCACTGGTTCACCGCCGAGAACTGGTTGCGCACACGCAGGCGCAACTGGTCGTCGTGCTCGGAATCCGCGCCTGGCGTCTGCAGCCAGTCGGTGTTGTTCACCACTTGGACGATGCCAGGCACTGACTGGGGCAGCACCGCGTAGTAACCCGGTGCCAGGTTGTAGCCGCTGCCGGCACCCACGGCCTTGACCGGCACCACCAACTGGCTCTGGCCCTCTTCAAAGCTGCGCGGTTCGGTGGTCACCAACTGATAGATATGACCGTTGAGGGTCGGTGACTGGACGACCGTGCCGATCGGCACTTCCAGCTCGCCGCCGGTATTGGCGCGGGTGAACAGCAGTTCACCGGTGGCCACCGTGGCAGCCTTGCGCTCGATGTTCACTGCCCAGGCCAGCATATCCAGCCACTGCGCGCCGGCGGTCTTGACGAAGAAGTTCGGCAGCACCGTACCGCTGACGAACTCCAGCAGCCACAGCACCGGTTTGGTGACCAGCGCCGTGATGATCCGCCAGAACGGGCTGTAAGCGCTGGTGTTGCTCAGTGTGCTGCCCTGCTCAACGGCCAGCTTTTCCCAGGCCTGCTTGAGCTGCGCATCAGTGGTAGGCACGCCGGAATCACTGAGGGCCTTTTTAAAATCGACGGTCACAGGGTGATCTCCAGCAGGCCGAATTTCACGGTCGTGGCGGTGACCAGGTACAGCCCCGGACTGCTCTGAACGATCTGCGCGGTGCCTGGCACCAGGCGCTCGTCCGCTTCCACCAGCAGCTCCATTTGCTGAATGCAGTCACGCTGGCGCAGCCGGTCACGTTCGGCCACCAGCGTGATCAGCAGGCCGCTTTCCCGGATCAGGTGCGCGATGTCCTGGGCGATCGAGGCGCGGTCAGTCACCAGCAGCGGCTGGCGGGCCGGATCGAGCACCAGGTCGTTGTTCATGATCAGCAGATCGACGTATTCGCTCATCAGCCGCCCACCGCCATGGCCATCATGTTTTCCAGCTCCAGCGGGGTCATCGGTTTGGCGGTGTTGATGTTCAGCGTCTCGACGTGGGTGCCGGCGCGCTGGTTGGGGTTCATGGCGTTGCTCTGATTCTGGAAGCTTTGCATCAGTCCTCCTTTCGGGACGGCCTGGGGTTTGGTGGGGCTGATCGACGTGTTGGCATTGATCGCCTTGCGGGCTTCGATGCCCTTGTCCGATTTGGCGGGCATCTCGATGACCTTCTCGACGCGCGCCGGCAGTGCCGCTTTGGTCGGCATTGAAAACGCCAGGTCAGCGGACGCCGGCGGCAGCATGATCGGCTCGGCCTGCTTGATCTGCGGGGCAGGCATCTGCAGCGGTTTGAAGGGCAGCACGTTGGGTTGCGGCAGACTGATAGGCGGTGCCGGTTGAACCTGGACTGCAGGCGCGGGAACCTGCGCCGGCGCTGACCGGGTGACGGCAGCCGGCACCAGGGCCAGAGGCTTGGGTGGCTGGCTTGCCGGTGCAGGGGCAGCCGATGCGACTTTCGGCCCTTGCACGGTGCCCGCTGGCGGTGTGGTCACCACTGCCGGCAACTGAGGACCCGGCACCGGGGCACCCACCTGACCGGGCAGGTCGGGCACCTTCGGCGGCTCGGGCAGATCGCCAAACGTGGTTTCGATGTTCACGCCGGGAATCTTGTTGGCCATCTCGATCAGGCCATTGATCGCACCTTTCACCGTGGCCAGGATGCTGTCCCACGCTGTTTTGGCGATACCCGACCAGCCGCCCATCGAACCGAACCAGTTGGACAAGGTGCTCAACTGATCACTGATCCACTGGAACGCGGTGGTGTTCATCAATGCGGCGCACAGCTCGTCCCAATACACGACGGCGGCGACCACGGCGGCGACCAGCAGAACGATGCCAGCCACGATCAGCAGCACCGGGTTGGCCAGCATGGCGGCGTTGACCAGCCAGATCGCACCCTGCCACAGCAACATGCCGAGCCGCACCAGCCCCATCCAGGTGTACAGGATCACCAGGCCTGCAGCGAAGGCCGCGACCAGCACGGTGTGGAACAGGAACATGGCAATGGACTTGAAACCCTGCCAGTTGAGCAGTTTCCAGACCGTGAGCATGCCCAGCCAAACCATCTTGCTGACCCCCACTACAAGGGTCAGCAACGACATGGCAGCGACGAAGCCCAAAATGATCAGCGTCGTGATGCCGATGACCCGCGTAATGTTGGGGAACAGCTGCATCCAGCGCGTCAGCGTCGAGGCAATGCCCACCAGACGCTCCATCAGCGGCGTCAGGGTCGGAATCAGGGATTGGCCAAATGAAATGCGCAGCGCATCGACGGCTTTACCGAACTGCTGCCACGGATCGACCATCGCCTTGGCCATCTTTTCGGCGTTCTCAAGCCCTCGGACCTTGCCCAGCTCGCTGATACCGTGGCGCAGCCGATCGGTGTCCTTGGCCAACGCGCCGATCACCTGGGCACCTTCGCCGCCGAAAGCCTCCACCAGCTTGGTGCCGGCGGCGGCGCTGGTCAGGTCGCCATACTTGCCCTGCAGCTTGTCCAGGATCTGGATCATCGGCAGCGTATTGCCAGCGGCATCGGTGAACGAAAGGCCGGTTTTCTCAGCCGCTGCGCCGATGTTTTCAAAGAACGCCTTGTAGCGCCCGCCGGCGTCGCCGCCTTCCATGGTGCTGGACAGCGTACCGATCACGGCCATTTGCTCGGCCACGCCCACACCGGCCTGCGTGGCAATCGCGCCCACTTCCTTGAAGGCGTCCTTGAGCTGGGCACCGTCTGTGCGGAACAGCTTCACCGCCAGCGCCGTTTGCCCGGTCAACTGCTCGACCCATTCGACCTTGCCCATCTTGTCGGCTTCGGTCTTGAACAGGTTGTACATGGTGCCCAGGTACGCACCGGTCGTTTCCGCATCGGCCTTGGTGACCTTGGCCAGCAGGTTGCTGGAACTGGTGATGGCGGCCAGTTGGCCGCCGACCAGGCCCTTGATGGCGCCATCGATGACCCGTGACGACCCCACGAATTCGGCGGCGCTGGTGGCGTAGGTGATGGAAAACTCCAGAGCCTTGCGGTTCAACGACGCCAGTGCGTCCTCGGCCGTTCCCAGGGCGCGCATGTCACCCAGCGCCCGGTTGACCTCCAGCGCCGGTTCCAGTGATTCGGTGATGGCCTTACCCGCGCCCACCATGCCGGCCAGGCCAGCACCCATCTGAATGATGTTCTGCTGGCTCTGCTCGGCAAGGTCGCTAAACGTGGTTTTCACCTTGCCCAGGGGGGCGCTGACCTTGTCGGTCAGGTTCAGGATGAAAGCCAGGCGGGCGGAACGGTCAGCCATCAGGGTTATCCGTTAAAGGCAGTGGAAATGCCGTTGGCGACGGCAATTTCCATGCGTCTCCAGTATTCGTCTTCAAGCCACTTGGCGGTGCCCATGCTTTCAATCGTGGGCTCAGCGCCAGGCAGCCAGCGTTGGGTCAGGGCCAGCAGCTGGCCCAGCCCGTCTTCGGTCAAGCCTTCAGCGTGCCCGAGGACTTTTTTACGATCACTTCAACGTCCGGCGAATACTCTTCAAGCAACGCACCGGCCATGGTCATGGTGGTGACCGGGTTTTCCAGCAATTGCTTGAGCGCTGTTTTGTCTTCCTGCTTTACGGTGCCCATCAACAGGTTGTGCGCCGGGGCGACCTTGTTCGCCTGGGTGGTGGCATTGAAGTACTTGGTGATCACCTGAGGGCTCAGGTTGAAGGTGAATTCCAAGTTGCCCATTTCCAGGGTGATGCTGCGGTTTACTTCGCTCATGTCGGTGTTTCCGTAAGGTTGAGTTGCAAGGGGTCAGGGTTGTGCCGGCGTGCGTTGCACGACCTGGCGGATGTAGTCCTGCAGGCCGAGGATCATTTGCCGGCTGAGGGCAAGCTGATCTCGGAGGGTGAAATAATCAGGTCGAGCGTCTGCTGCGAGTTCGGCGCTGCCTGCATCAGCCAGGCCGGCGGTGCCGGTGGCACCGGGCATTGCGGGGCAGATGGCTTTGATGCGCAGCCGGTAACGGCCATCAGCAACAGCCAGCTGCAGAGCATTGATTTGAGAGCGGGCACGGTTCAGTTCCTGGCTATGGTGGGTGTCGAGCTGGTCCCGCGCTGCGAGCTGTTCGCCGGCCAGGCGGGCAGCCTCTCGCTCGGTGTGCAGATCTGCAGCGGCGTCGACCAGATCAGCGCGGGCGACATCGAGCTGGTTGCCCTGGTACTCAAAAGCGCACCAGGTCAGCAAGCCGACCACCAGCAGAAACAGGGCAAGGCGCAGCGGGCTGATGGTCATTGCAGGCACAGCCTCATTTCAGCCAGCCGGCGGTTGTGCAGGCCACGGACAAAGGTCTTGCGGCCATCGGCACCCGTTACATAGGCCCAGACGGGAGTCGTGCCGTCGGAAGCCCAAGCCAGCGCCTTGCAGCCCTCGGCAATACGGCCCGCATTGATCATGCCCACGGCGCGGCTCGCGCACGTCGTCGGCATGCCGAAGTTGTGGCCGTGGCTGCTCAAGGCGTCGAACGTGTTCTGCCCGATCGCCTGGTTCGTCAGGCAGTCGGCCAGGCTCAGCTGACCCTTGGCGATCACCAGGTTCTCGACCTCGGCGCAGCGCGCTTCTGACCAGTACTCACCCACCACTACCGGATCCGGGCTGGTGTGCCTGGTGATACCCATGCAGACCGTGGGCAACCCGCCGGCCAGCTTGTCGGCATACACCACGTTCTGGCCGTTGCCTTCCCAGGTGCCCAGAAACGCGGTCAATGTGCCGCTGCAGAGCAGCAAGAGACCGGCGGTGATCTTGACGCGCAGGCTCATACCTTGGTCTCCCACTCGCGCAGCATCTGGCGGTACTTGGGGATCAGCAGCAGTATCTGCAGGACCATGTAGAAAGCGGTCAGCATGTAGGCCACTGTCGACCAGTCGACGGCACCGGTCGCACCCGTGGCAGCGACGCCGATGGCGGGAGACGCCTTGGCCAGCGCAATGGCGGTGTCTTGAGCAAATGGATTGGTGCTCATCAGCGAATTCCTTTTTCGGTCAGGGTTTGGCAAGGCACGCAACGGGTCATGCCGCCTAACGCCTGGCGAGCCGATGGGATTTCCTTGCCGCAGTCCTGGCAATGGGTGAGGCTCGGCCCGCTCGCTCGCGGCTTGGCCAACTGGGCCGCAATGGCCTGGTCGCGTTGACGCTGCTCCAGAGCCTGCGCACGATCGAACGGGCAGACCATTACGTCAGGCCCTCGATCTCAGCGGCAGCCAGGTACGGCACGCCGTTGATCTTGACGAAGTCCGCACTGGTGACGTCGTATGGCACCTTGTGGGTGTTCTTCGCCCCACCCTTCGGATCGATGCTCAGCAGGCTGGAAACGCGGACCTTGCAGCCGAACGCCTCGATGCGCAGTTCTTCTTCGCCGGCCTTGGCAAAGAACACGATGTCGAACGGCTCCAGCTCGCGAAAACTACCCGCCGTCTTGGCTTGCTCGACCAGCAGGTTGAAGTTGGTGGTGTCCAGCTCCAGCTCGCCGGCTGCTGAGACATCGCCGTCGACGTGCCCATTGGGCACGCCCTTGGTCTGGGCCACGGTACTGTTGTCCGTGATGTCCAGGGTGCCGGCCTCGACGTGAACGAGCAGATCGCCCAGGTTCACGTCGAAGTTCTTACCGCCAATTTTTGCGGCCATGGGTTACTCCGAATCCGTAACGGAAAGATCGAGCGCAATGTTCGCGGTCAGGTCTTTCGGGCAGTTGAGGGGGCGCAGCTTGAGGTAGGCCACGACAGAGGTTTTGCTCGTCCAGGTCAGCACGATGTCGCCGTCCTTGGGCTGCTCAATCTCGCCTGGAAATACCTGGCCGGCGAACTTGGTGGACTTGGCCATCGCGCGCAGCGGGGCCATCAGCTTGGACGTGGTGGTCGCCATGCTGTTGGCCGAGTTGTTCAAGCTCCGATTGCCCACGTAGCGGATCAGCAGGACCCGCACGCGGCGGGCAGCCTTGTCGACGACACGCAGGTTCTCGATCACCTGGAAGTCACTGCCGGGGGTGTCCAGCAGGTTGCCGTCGCCCCAGTAGGTGCCGGGATAGTCCGGATAGGTCTGCGGCACCGATAGGCGCGCTGCGTCCAGCTGCGTCAGCACAGCGGAGGTCAGCAGGATGCCGTCCATATCCTTGGGCTCAGCGCCCAGGCCCACTATTGCGCCAGTGGCCACACGCATTGGGGTGTCCGCCACGCTCACGGAAGCGTTGGCCAGGCGACCGGCCAGCACGCCCAGGTTGTTGCCGTGCAGTTGCGGTACCGGCAGAACCCGAGGCGCAGCCAGGCCGTCGACGATAGCTTTCTGCTCGACGACGTAAGCGCCCCAGGTCTGCTGCGGCGCGATGCCGGCAGTGGCAGCCATTACGAAGATGCGTCGACCCAGTTTGTTGCTCAGGTCGGTGGCGGCGACGTGCATAGCCGACAGCTCGGCCTGGGTGGTCGACGGCTTGACGATCACTACCGCTTCAAACGAATACGTGCGGGCAGCGCTTTCTAGCGCCTGTTGCCAGGTGATGTCGTCCGCGATCGGAGCAGCCACACACGCCCAGCGATCGCCGCCGTTGCTGCGCGCTGCCAGAATCTGGGTTTTCAGGTCGCTGTCCGGGACGCCCAGCTGGACGTCCAGATCGCTCTGGGTGTCCAGCGGGACCAGCTTGCCGACGTTCTTGGCGGCGGGACCGATGAACAGGAAATAGCGTTCGATCTCGGTCACGGCACCCTGGCCGAGGTTGAGATTGTTTACGCTGACTTTGCCGAGTGCCATAAAGCGGTGCCTCGTTAGCGGGGTGAATTAAGGATTTGTTGCAGCACCAGATTCACCAGCTGGCTGGTTTCACTTTCGCTGGCACCGAGGAACTGGCGCGCAGGTAGCCGGATGTCCCAGCTTTGCGCGCCGGCAGATTCGGCTCGTTGGTCGTCCAGGACGCGGATCAGCAATCCCGCCCGGGCGTAGTTCAGGTGTTGCTGGATCCACGCCACGGATGGACGGGTCAGGGTCTTTTTGCCGGTCTGGCGGGTTTTGAAGCCCAGCCGGCGCAGGCTCTTGGCCTGTTTTTCAGTGGCGGCAGTGCCCGGTGGAACCGTGTTCCACTGGCGCATCTGCGCGGCAGTGCGCCGCTCGGACACGCCGTTATGTTGCTGTGAAGCAACCCAGCGGGTCAGCGTGTTACGCCAGCCCAGCTCGGCCTCGTTGCCGGTCAAACGGGTGACGTCGAGCAGCTTGCCCAGTCCCGTTTCCATCTTTTTCTTGCCCTTGGACGTGTCCTTGCGGGCCTCAAACGGTGTGCCGTCCAGGTTCTGCTGGTTGCGGATCCGCTGGCGGCTCAAGCTGCGCACGCGCTTGGCCACGTTGTTCAGCAGGCGCTTGCGCTTGGGCAAGGGCAGTTCCATCAAGGCCAGCAGATCCTGGGCTTCGAGCATGCCGCGAATGTCCAGATCAAAGGCCATTGCCGGTCACCTCGCCGCTCTCAGCGACCCACAGGTCGAACGGCACAAATGACCAGGTGCTGCCTAATGCCTCGATCTCGCCGGCAACATCCTCTGCCAGGTACTGGGCCTCGGTGAACTGCAGCTTGATGTCGACGTCGGCCAGGTCGTTGTCGAGCATGACCACGTCGAACACCACGTTTGGCAGGCCGTCACGGTCCTGGTCGTTGGTTTCCAGCCAACTGCCTACCAGGGCGAACAAACGCGCCGGGTGATCGGCGAACCGCTCGATCGAGATCGTCGCGCCGTAGTTCATGTCACCCATGTGCATACCCTGGGTGTCAGGCTTCCAGATCAATTCCATCTGAACCTGGTCGGTCCAGCTGTCGAGCTGTTCCGGTGCAACCAGCTGGCGCGACAGCAGATAGGCGGTCAACGCCTTGAGCTTGATCACAACAACGCCGCCGTAATGCGGCCACGGCCCTGCAGAGACCGCACGGCGGCCTGGCTGAAAGCGAGGAAGGTTTCCGATCGTTCAGGCAGCTCTTTGCCCACGTTTTCGGCGCTTTCGCGGCGATTGACCGTAGCGAACTGGGTCAGCAGGCTGGCTTTGGCACGGCTATAAACGGCGCGCTTATACGTCGCCGCTTGAAAGGTGCGCTCTGGCAGGACGGTGGTGTCTGCGGATTCAACGTTGGACACGCCAGCGCCCTGCCAGCGCGCTTTTAACTTGGCCAGGTCGGTATTGACTTCGATCATGGCCATGGTCAGATCGGCAACCAGCAAATCGACCAGGTACTCCGCCGGCAGGCGGTAACCTTTCTGGAACTCGGCCACAGACAGATCAGGCCAGAAACCATCATTTCCGATCCGTTCGTCTATCAGCACCGTGGGTTTTCCGGAAAAGCTCATACACTTTCCCTGCAGGCCAAGGAGGACTGCTCAACATGACCAATGAACAAGGAACGGTTGTCTCTATGAAAGAGCGGCTTAAAGAGCGCCAAACAGCTGCGAGACGTAAGCAGCAACTCTTTGATAGAAGAATTGAGCAAGCACACGCAATGACGCTTATGTTCATGCAGACCCAAGGTGATCATCTGGAAACGATAAAGGCAGCGCTGAAAGTGGCTGACCGATACGTCATAGCGATGAGGGAATGCGTCCATGTGCTGGGAGGCAGTAGTTTGGAAGTCACCGCGACCTTTCCCGATGGGAAGGTGGCGATAGAGAAACTCTCGCAGTGATCCGTTAAACATCTGTGCCTCACAAAGCCCCGCCCAGTGCGGGGCTTTTCGTATTAGGGGCGGGAAAACTGTTTCAGTGGGTCAGGGCCATAAAATGGTTGGCTCACATCCACAGTTTCTCGCCGGGGGGGGGTAGTCGGTTATTCGTTGCCGTTGCCGGCGTTTGCGTTGGCTTGCGCCTTGGCCATTGCCTTACGGCAGTCAGCCAGACGTGTCCCTACGCCAATGCTTTCGTAGAGCTGTTCAGCTCGTTCAAAGTGGTGGATCGCTATAGGCCAGTCCTTGCGATGCAGCGCGATCATTCCCAGCAACTTGTGGTAGCGAGCCGGGATGCGCTCAAACAGCTCCCATTCACCGTCGACACGCGATAGCAGGTTGGAAACGTAGGGCTCAGGGCTGCGCCTGGCCTTGAATTCAGCCTCGGCCCAGTCGATAACCTCGTCTGCAACGAAGGTCGGGATGTCGCGATTGAAGCGCTCAGGCAGTGCCTGGCCCTGGGACATGGCGAAGTCGGCCAGCTCAAGGCCCTGGGTGAACTGCTCGGTGTCAAACAGCCAGATCAGGACGTACACCAGCACCGAGTTCTGGAAATTCAATTCCGAATCGCGATACCGCTGTACGTAATCCAGGTACTTGGGCAGCAGCTCGTCACGCTTGAGCAACTGGCGCTGCTCGCGACTGTTGATCGCGCTGATGCGCTCCAGATCGCCCGCCAGGGCGTCTTCCATCAACTTCAAATGCTTGCGTGCGTTGGCGGGGCTGGACAGCGCGGTGTCAGCCGAATAAGCCATCGGGGCACCGGCGATCGCGGCCGCTGGGCCTTCTGCGATCAAGCGGCGTTTGTGCGCCAGTGCCAGGCTCATGCTTTCACCACTTCGACGTTTTCAGCCATGGCGAACTTTTCCAGTTGCTCGATCACATAGCCTTCGTTGCGGCTGTTGTAATCCTCGACGCGGGAGCGCTTCGGGTTATCAACGGTCTGCTTGCGCCAGCTGGAGTCCTGGAAGTAGATCGACAGGTTGTCGAAGCTGGTAACCACCACGGCGTTGACCGGGAAGAACGGCACGCTGAAGCTTGGCAGGCCGCCATAGGTCGCGATGACCTGAGCATCTTCGATGCGTTCTTTCTCGGTCGGCACGTCGCCCTGCTTGGCGTAAAGCTTGGCCTTGTCGGAGGCCAGCAGATCGCTGCCGATGATGGCGATCAGATCACCGCCGTCGCGTACACGCTCGTCGACCATCTGTTTGGTGTCGTGTACCAGGGCGTCGAGGTTGGCATAGTCGCCACCTTCGCCCAGCGTGATCTTGCCGGCTGTCAGGCCCTGACTCAGAACCTGCTCAGGGATCTGCTCACGAGCGATCTGCAGCCAGCCCTTGTTCACGTCCTGCAGCATCGGGAATTCAGTAAGGCTGGTTTGCGGAGCTGCTTTGAGGCCGTGGAAGCCGATCATCAGGCGGTCGAGTGCGATCTGCTTCTGCACAGCTGAGGAATAGCGCTGCTGGAAGTCAGGGAACTTGGCCCAGGCGTCGATCTTGGCGTAAGGCAGGCTCACGTCAGACTCAGTTGAATACAGCTCGTACTGGGTGTCATCCAGCGCCGATGCGTCCTTAGCTTCGCGATCGGTAGTCTTGGTGTTGGTGCGACCGGTCACAGGACCGGAGACGCCCAGGAACACCTTTTGACCCTTGATCTCGGTCACGCCGATGACGTTGATGCGCTGCAGGAAGTCGGACTTGTGGGTGATCGCCTCGTTGAGCTCCTGGGCAATCGAAGGCTCGACGCTAAACGTCTTACTGGCCAGCTCGACGCCGTAGGATTCAGCCAGGGAAACCTGCAGGGCCGCGAACATTTTCGCGCCGAATGCGCTCAGTGACTGGGCCATGTCAGAGTACCCGCTTCGGTTTTGGGTCAATCGCACCGGTGGTGCGCGACAGGTGACGGCCATCCGGCTTGTCCAGCAAGGCGCTGAACTGTGCTTGCAGCTTGGTCATGCCTGCGAGAACAGCAGCATTGGTCGGGCCTTTGCGGCTCAACTGCTTCTCTTCTTCGGCGGTGGCCACGATGCCGTCGACGGCTGCCTGCACGTCGTCGATCGGTGCCTGGTCAGGTTCCGGTGGGGCTTCTGCGAAGCTGTCGATCAGCGCCTGAATGCCGGCGGCGACGATCAGTTGCTGTTCGATCAAGGCCTGCAGCGCTTTGGCTGTAGCTTCATCCATTGGGGGTTTGCTCTCGGTAGGGGGTTGCGGGGTGGTTTCGGCGGGCACCTCTTCAATGCCAAAGCGCTTGAACAGGCCGGTGAACATGCTGAACAGCTTGGCCACCTCGCCGTGCGGTTCGTCTTCACCAATCGAACCCAGCGGAACAGCCGCCGCGTAATGCACGGGCTTGCCGGTCTTGCGGGAAAAGTAGAGTTCCTGGGTGCCCAGGCTCGCCGGCGAATCGGTGACGGCCAGACCGGTCAGGTAAGCCTTGCCTGTGGTGGCAAAATCCGGAGTGATCTCGATACTGGTGAAGAGCTTTTCGCCTTGGTCGTTGAGCCACAGCAGCTTGTCGTTGGGCTTCAACTGGGCTTCCAGCGCAACCTGACCAGGTGCAAGACCCTCGACCTCCTCGATCAGGCGCACGGCAAATACGGTGCCGTAAGCACCGGGCCAGCGCTCATGCTCGGACCAGATGGTCGCGGTGTAAGTGGCGGTGCTATACGTCTCGGCGATGTCGCGCAGTTCCTGGGGCGTGATGACGCGACCATCAACGGTAGGACCGCTGGTGGCGACGCGTTTCCAGAAGCTGACAAGGGAACGGGGCATGGTAGGAACTGCGCTCATCGGTGAGTTGAGGCCCCAAGATAGGGAGCCGCAACGCCTCCAACAAACGGTTTACTTTCGCGCTTCTCCTATATTCGACTTATAGGAGAAACACGGATTTTTACTGCACGTTTTCCGCGTTTTCGCCGCATAGACTGCGGCCCATGTACTACTCAACCGAAGTCAAAGAAGCCGCCAAACGCCTGTTTCTACGCCGTCACAAGGCCAAGGAAATTCAGGCGCAGTTGAACCTGCCCAACATCCGGATCGTGTACCACTGGATCCGCGTGGGTGGCTGGGAAGACATGCTGACGGATGAAGAGCCGCTGACCGCCGTCAGCCGGCGTATCACCCTGCTTCTGGAGAAAGCCGACTCGCTGACCAAGGGCGAGCTGGACGAACTGGACCGGTTGACGACCGTTCGCGAGCGCCTGGCCAAGCAGTGTGCAAAGCCTGCGGTTGCGCCAGTACGTGATGAGCATGACGACGATGGCCATCGACGTGACGACCAGCGCGGCGAGCGTCGGGAGCGTGGCAAGCGCGACGGCAAGAAGCGGGAAAAGAAGGTCAAGAACGACGTCAGCGAGCTGCGCGAGGTGGACTTTCTCGACAAGTTCATCAGCAAAATGTACGGCTACCAGAAAGAGCTGTTCGCCGCCAAACAGAACCCGCTGACCGCCAGGATCCGGAACATCCTCAAAAGCCGCCAAGTGGGCCTGACCTACTACTTCGCCGGCGAAGCCTTCATGGATGCGGTGCTGACCGGCGATAACCAAGTGTTTCTGTCGGCGAGCCGCGCCCAGTCCGAGATTTTCCGCAGCTACATCATCGCGTTCGCTCAGGCCTGGTTCGGCCTGGAGCTGACCGGCAACCCGATCGTGCTCAGCAAGGACGGCAAGCCGTGGGCCGAGCTGCGCTTTCTCAGCACCAACAGCAGCACCGCGCAGGGCCACCATGGCCATGTGTACGTCGACGAATATTTCTGGATCCGCGACTTTGAGAAGCTGAACACTGTCGCCAGCGCCATGGCCACCCACAAGAAATGGCGCAAAACCTACTTCTCCACGCCCAGCGCCGTGTCGCACCAGGCCTACCCGTTTTGGCAGGGCGAGAAATTCCGCAACAGCAAACGCAAGGCAGCCAAGGATCCATGGCCAAGCGACAAACAGATCTCTGCCGGCGCACTGTGTCCGGACGGTCAGTGGCGCAAGGTCATCACCATCCTGGACGCCATCGCCGGCGGCTGCGATCTGTTCGACCTCGAGCAGTTGCAGTTGGAGTACGACGACGACAAGTTCCAGCAGTTGTTCATGTGCAAGTTCATCGACAGCAGCCAGAGCGCGTTTTCCCTGGCAGATCTGGAGCGCTGCTATTCAGATCTCTCGTTGTGGGCCGACTTCGATCCGGACGACCCGCGCCCGTATGGCAACAGCCCCGTCTGGATCGGCTACGACCCGAGCCGGACACGCGACGACGCCACCTGCGTGGTCATCGCGCCACCGCTGGAGAACGGTGGCAAGTTCCGGATCCTGGAGAAACACAGCTGGCGGGGCCAGTCGTTCAAGTACCAAGCCGAGCAGGTCAAAAAACTGACCGAGCGTTTCAACGTCCAGCACATCGGCATCGATACGACCGGGATCGGCTATGGCGTTTTCGACCTGGTGCGCGACTTCTATCCTCGCGCCACCTCGATCCATTACAGCCTGGAAACCAAGAACCTCCTGGTGCTCAAGGCGCAGGACACCATTCAGGGTAGCCGCATTGAATGGGACGCCGGCTGGAACGATATCGCCCAGGCCTTCCTGACCATCAAGCGCGGCACGACCGCCAGTGGCCAAGTCACCTACAGCGCTTCGCGTACCGACGCCACCGGTCACGCAGACGTGGCGTGGGCGGTCATGCACGCCCTGCAGTACGAACCCCTAAACACAGGCAAAAGGCGTCGCAGTAGCTACGCACTCACTGGATCAACTTCTCATGGCAAAACACAAAACCCTGCAGCAGGAAAAACCGGCGCAACGGCCCATGCGGGCGTTCACGTTCGGCGCGCCGGAATCAGTGCTGACCGACAACATCGCGCAGTACCTGGGCGTGTTCGCCAGCGACGACGGTCGCATATTCACGCCGCCAGTTTCACGCAGGGGTTTGGCCAAGCTGCTCAAGGCCAACGCGCACCACGGCGCGATTCCAGGGTTCAAGCGCAATCTGCTGCTGCGTGAGTTCATACCTTCAGCCGGCCTGTCAGTGGCCGATATGAGTCGGGCTGCGCTGGACTTCATGGTGTTTGGTGAAGCGTATTTCTACCGGGTGCCCAATATGCTCGGTCAGATTCTGGAGCTGCGTCACCTTCCCGCTATCAACATGCGGGTGAAGGTCGACGGTGGGTTCGTCCAACTGGAGCAGAACGGCCAGGAAACGGAGTTCTACGCCGACGAGATCGAGCACGTCCTCAACTACGACGTAGAGCAGAACATTTACGGCGTGCCTGAGTACCTGGGCGGGCTGCAGGCGCTGCTGCTCAACGAAGCCGCCACACTGTTCCGCCGGCGCTACTACAGCAACGGCGCGCACGCGGGATACATCTTCTACACCAACGACCCGAACCTGACCGAAGAGGACGAAGACGAGCTACGCGCCCAGATCACGGCCAGCAAAGGCGTCGGCAACTTCCGCTCTATGTTCGTCAACATCCCAGGCGGTGCCGAGAAGGCCATCCAGATCATCCCGGTGGGTGACTTCCAGGCCAAGGACGAACTGGAGAAGGTGAAGAACATCACGCGCAATGACGTGATCGCTGCCTGGCGCATGAACCCTGCCTTGGCCGGGATCATCCCGGAGAACAGTGGCGGGTTTGGCGATATCGAGAAGATCGATCGCGTGTACACCAGCAATGAGATCAGGCCGATCTGCCAGCTGTTTGAACAGGCTAATACGACCTTGCGCGAAGACAGGCGGTTTGCTTGGAAAGCGGTACCGGATACATCTGTGACGGCTTGATATGACCGAAAGCACAGATAATGCCATCACAGGTATGGCAAAATACTAGCGATAGGATGGCCCTGGGGAGGGAACATGCGGATTTATTGCACAACATGCGGGCACAAGGGACGGATCAGCTCAAGGGAAGAAGTGACCAGGGCGTATGTGAAATTGTACTGCCAATGCCTAGACGCCAGTTGCGGCCATACATGGGTGGCCAACCTGACGTTTTCGCACACGCTCAGGCCGTCCGGGCAGCAGCTGGACGTGATGCTGTTTGATCGATTACGGGATCTGACACCTGACAAGCAAAAGGAATTGTTTGAGCAACTCGGAAGGCAGGCTGTTGCCTGATGGACCACCGACGCCATGACGGCGATCCATACACGTTCGGTACGTCTAAAGACTCAGACTTGTTCCTGTCCAAGGATTACAAGTCCAGAGGTTAGACGTACGAGTTGACGTTGATCACGTTCTGATATCCGCCGGTGAAGCTCAATAAGAAGTCGCTCGTTTCGACTAATTATCATCCACTCGTGCTCATCTTCGGCAACACAGCCGTTTTCCACTTCAACCAGATCTAACATGCGAACCACTCCATTCTGTAAATTCCGGAGCGGACGTAGACGGCATCTGTAGAGTCAAAAACGTGGTTGGACACAATTTTAAATGATTACTTCAAGCGTCCTGCGCTGTCTCTTTCAGCCACTGCACCCAGGGCGTCAACCATGCGATGAACTGTTTCTTGGTCATGGGGGGGCAAAGCTCTGACGCGCGTAAGCAAGGCGGCTTCGTTTTCGGAGATATCCGTGATGCTTGGGGCACTTCTAACGCCTGTCACGACATATAGAACATCAAGACCCACGCCGTGCAGGGCTTTCAGGTAGCCAGTGTCGGGTCGCCGCTCGTTCCGCTCATAGCTTCCTTGGGTATTCCGCGTAACCCCGCCAATTTGGGCCATTTCCTCTTGTTTAAGACCCAGTCGATTCCTTTCTTCACGCAAGCATTCGCCCGCGCTTAAATCCGAGAATTCTCCCGAAGACAAGTTTTTCAAACATAAGGCCCTTTACAAGACAAATTATCTGGTCATAATCGGCGCTGTACGAACACCAACCCACACCAACACACACGAGCCAACACTATGCCCGTCACTCTCACACCCGAGCAAGCCCGTGAGTCCCTTGATCGTCGAGGTGAAAGCATTGCCGAGTTCAGCAGAAAGCACGAATTGAACAAGAACTTGGTTAGCGACCTCTTGCACGGTCGCAAAAAAGGTCGCCGAGGGGAGGCACATCGCGCCGCCGTATTGCTGGGGATCAAAGACGGCGTGATTGAACAGTAATGGCGCGGATCAGCAGGGAAAAGCAGAACATGAAAAGTCCAGTTCTAAAGACACGCCGTGAAGTAGTCAGCGCGATCATCTGCAGTTATCCAGGCGGGCGCGAATGCGCAGCTGCTCGTATCGGCTTAGGGAGACGCTGAAAAATTAACCCGTTCGCACCGTCTTCATTTCCAAGCCGGTTTTTTTCAACCTGCCGGCCTTGCTTTGCGTTTCTCGGGCAGATTTCTGCCCTCCTTTTGCTGATTGGCGGGCCAGTCCCGCCTTTCAGACGGATTTATCCTGCCGCCTGTTGCAAATACCGCTTGGCCAGCATCAGATTGGCCAACCCAAACAAACTGAACAACTGCGCTGTATTCTTTTCCAGCCCACGGTAGCGAACCTTGCGATGATTGAAGCGCACCTTGATTACCTGGAAGGGGTGCTCGACCTTGGCGCGCAGTTGCGCCTTGGCATATTCAATTTTACGCTTGACCCGATACAGCACGCTGCCTTCGCCGTGCTGCTTGTAACTGCTTGGCCGTGCTGCAATCGACCAGATAACGTCCCGTTCAGCATGCTCCGGTCGCTTGGCCGCACCGGTGTATCCAGCGTCACCCGAAACATAGGTTTCGTCACCGTGCAGCAACTGGCCAACCTGGGTGACATCCGCCACGTTAGCGGCCGTCCCTACTACGCTGTGCACCAGCCCCGACGTGGCGTCTACACCAATGTGGGCCTTCATCCCGAAGTGCCATTGATTGCCTTTCCTGGCCTGATGCATCTCAGGATCACGCTTGCCTTCTCGGTTCTTGACCGAGGGCGGCGCGGCGATCAGGGTAGCGTCGACGATAGTGCCTTCCTTGAGCAGCAGCCCCCGGCTGGCCAGATGCTGGTTAATCGTTTCAAACAGCAGCCGCGTTAGCTGATGGGTTTCCAGCAAGCGGCGAAAACGCAGCAAGGTGGTGGCATCCGGTGCCGACTCGCGACCCAGGTCGATACCCATAAAACCGCGGATGGCCTGGCTGTCGTAGACGGCATCTTCGCAACCTTCATCGGAGAAACCGAAACACTGCTGCACGACGTACATGCGCAACATGCGCGACACCCCTATCGCAGGGCGTCCGCGCTTGCCTGCGGTGTTGCTATAAAACGGCGCCACTTGCGCCTCCAGCTGGGCCCAGGGCACCAACTGTTCAAGGTCAGCCAGGAAGCGATCTCGGCGAGTCTGCTTTTTCTTGCCGGTATATTCGAGTTCGGAGAAGGTTTTCTGCACGCGCGTAACGCTCACGGAGAGGGAGGCTGGTTGAAGGAACTTAGTGTGCCAAGGGTGGGGACAGTTGGCTATTTTTGCAGCGCCTCCTTAGCATTGAAGAAGTTCGATAACCACGCGTATGAGAACAACAACAGCAGGCCACTCAATGACGCGCAGTTGTTCCAACTGGAGCAAGACGCCGGCACTCAGCATTTGCCTAACTACGTAGCATCGATGTATGGCGGTCTGTTCGTTCCGGTGGCTGATCCTGATTCGCTGGACAACGTTGAGATGTACGCCCTTTCCATTCAGGCTGCGGCGAAGCGTGGATGCGTCGACCAGGAGATCTCCAAGGCTCTTGCAGACGGCTGCATAAGCGCAGCCGAGGCCGAGCACATCCTCAACGCGCACAATCTGCACATGGCTGCACGTCATGCGGAAGTGTTGGCAGCTATTGATCTGTACCGCGCTAAATCAGGGACCGAAAAATGAACAACGTATCAGCTGATATGGATTATCAAGAAACCATCCGCGCTGCAGCTCAGGCATTCATCGAGCGTCATCAAAGCGAACACCTCGGCGATCTCGGTCATTTGCTTCGTAGAACGGTAGATCATCTGGTCGAAAGCTTCGACGTCAAAGAGTCGCTTGCGAATCATCTGGCGCACCTGGCTTACAGCAATGTGTTGGCCGTCATCGGTCGCCAACGTATAGACCTGCATGCAAGCGCAGAGATGACGGTTGTGATCAGTGATCCCGTCCGTGGACTCGCTTGGTCAGTACCTGTTCATCTGATCTACGAACACCTGATCGCTGCCGGCCACGGCAAACCTGTCTCCCCCGCTACTTAAACACCCCCAAACATTGCCTGCCCCACACACCAGTGGGTATGGGTGAGCTGCGCCAAAATTCGAGGTTTAACGATGGCCAACGCCGTGATCGTCACCGCTCAGTTGCCCCAGGCAGAGGCTCAAGCACTACTTGAAGCACTGCGTGAACAGTATCGCCTGAGCCTCAATGAATACTGGTATGACGACCAATACCGCTTTGTAGCGGACGGCCAACGTCATGGCGCAATTCTCGCCCACGTCCCAGTTATGGCAGCGCAAAAACGCCTTATGGCAGCCCTGAGCCAGAGCCTCAAAGCAGTGAAGCATTCATGAGAGACGATCTACGCCACGACGTGCTGCAGCGCATTCAATCCGACTACGGATTGAAGGTCCGCAAATCAACCAACTATATGCGCGGCGGCACCTGCCCCAAGTGCAACAAAAAGGAGCTTTACACACGCTTTGACAGCCCGTGGCAGTTGATTTGCGGCCGGCAGGAGAAGTGTGGTCACACGCTGCACGTCAAAGAGATTTACGACGACCTGTTTGAGGATTGGAGCAAGCGCGCACCCGCGACCGATAACGCCCCTACCGCAACAGCTCGCGCCTACATGGAGTTTGCCCGCAGCTTCGACATGTCGTTGATCACCGGCTGGTTCACTCAAGACACTTTCTTTTCGTCACAACATGACGCTGGCAGCGCCACAGTGCGGTTCGCACTAGACAAAGGTGGCTACTGGGAGCGGTTGATTGATCGCCCTGCCCGATTCGGGAAAATGAAGGCGCGCTTCAAACCAGGCGAAAGCTACAAAGGCGTGTGGTGGTGCCCCCCATGTGTCGAGCTGCTGGACGTCAAAGAGCTGTGGATTGTCGAAGGGATCTTTGATGCCATCGCGCTGGTGCATCACGGCGTGGCAGCAGTATCAGCTATGTCGTCCAATGCTTTTCCAGACGAGTCATTGAAGCGCCTCGCCAAAGACCGTGAAGGCAAATTACCGAAGCTAGTGTGGGCATTGGACAACGAGCCAGGTGCACACGCGTACACGAAGCGCTGGGTACGCCAGGCACGTGAGCTGGGCTTTGTCTGCGAAGCAGCTCAGATCCCCCAGCGTGACGGTCGCAAGGTCGACTGGAACGATCTGCACCAGCGTTGGTGGGCCATCGATGAGGATGACAAGCGGACTGACCAGACCCAGAAGGACCTGACTGTTGCCAGGCACCACGGTGCTCTGCTGATCGCCGACAACGCAACGGAAAAAGCGTTGGTACTTTTCGACTGGAAGCGCCGTAGCGAATTCCACCTTGAATTTGGTAATCGCCTCTACTGGTTCAAGCTCGACCTGGAGAAATTCAACAGAGCGATGCAAGACCTCGAGGACAGCGAGCATCAGGACGATCAGCTGCTGAACGACAAGCAACGCCGGGCCAAGGCAATGCAGCAGTGCGGCGCGATTCAGCGGATAGCCACCTGCAACCCCAAGGCCCTGTACTACCAGGAGAACAAGTTAACCGACGAGTCCTGGTACTACTTTCGGATCACGTTTGCCCACGACGCCGCGCCAATCAAGAACACCTTTACCAGCTCGCAGATCGCCTCGTCCGCCGAGTTCAAGAAACGACTGCTCGGGATCGCGCCCGGCGGAATGTTCACCGGCACCACACAGCAACTGGACGCGTTCATTGAAGAGCAGACAAACGCGCTCAAGACCGTTCAGACAATCGACTTCACCGGCTACACCCGCGAACACGGTGCCTACGTTTACGGCGACGTGGCCGTGCGCGACGGCAAGGTTTACAAACTGAACGAAGAAGACTTTTTCGACATGGAGAAGCTGAGCATTAAAACGCTCAGTCAGTCCGTCACGCTGAACATCAACACCGATCTGAACAAGTTCACAACGCGCTGGCTCGACATTCTGTGGCAGTGCTTTGGGGCCAAAGGAATCGTCGTTCTGGCGTACTGGCTGGGGGCATTGTTCGCGGAGCAGATCCGGCAACACCAAAAGAGCTACCTGTTTCTTGAGGTGGTCGGCGAAGCGGGTGCAGGTAAGTCCACGCTGATCGAGTTTTTGTGGAAGTTGCTCGGTCGCCTCGACTACGAAGGCTTTGACCCATCCAAGGGCACACCCGTCGCCCGCGCCCGTAACTTCGCCCAGGTCGGCAACCTTCCGGTCGTGCTGATCGAATCCGAACGGGAAAAGACCGATGGCAGCGCGACGAAGCAGTACGACTGGGACGAGCTGAAAACCGCCTACAACGGTCGTAGCGTCCGGTCGACCGGGGTCAAGAACAACGGCAACGATACGCGGGAACCCCCGTTCCGAGGTGCTTTTGTGTTCGCCCAAAACCATGCTGTGAACGCCTCGGAGCCCATCCTGCAGCGGATAGCCCACGTCGGCATGACAAAGGACGGCCAGACAGCCAAAACCAAACTGCTGGTGGAAGAGCTTGAGCAGATGCCAGTCGACAAGGTGAGTGGCTTTCTGTTGATGGCAACAACCCGGGAAGCGCAAGTGATGCAGACCGTGAAAGCGAGTGTGCCGCTCTATGAACAGCGGCTGCTGCAGTTGCCCGAGATCCGCACGGTACGTATTGCCAAGAACCACGCCCAGTTGCATGCGCTGGTCGACGCCTTGGTACATGTCGTGCCACTGCAGCAACACCAGGTTGACGCAGCCCATGCCGAGGTTCAAAGCATGGCCAAGGATCGACAGTTGGCAATCAACGCTGATCATCCGACGGTCGTTGAGTTTTGGGAGCTCTACGAGTACCTGAACAGCCACGCCGGTGCGCTCAACCACTCACGCAATGAAGGACTGATTGCTGTCAACCTGAACGACTTTGCCGAGGCAGCCGCGAACAAACGACAGAAAGTCCCGGACCTGGTCGAGCTCAAACGTCACCTAAAAACCAGTAAGTGCCCAAAATTTATCGAGACGAACCGCAACGTGTGTTCGTCGTGGGACATCGACGCCGCCGATAAGCCGAAAACCGTGCGGTGCTGGATTTTCCAAGCTGCCTAATCACCACCCAGAGGAAACACCTATGCATGAGCAAGACAAGCAACGTCTCGAACAGCAACTGAACGTTAAAACGTTCATAGACCTGATGTTTCACAAGATCGATCCAAAGAACTTGGGGCACGACGGAGAATGCTTTGTTAACAAAACAGTTCAACTGGTGTTTGACGCATACCTAGAGGGGCTGAGGCCGAATCCAGCGCGGGTGTTGGGTCAACAGCTTTACGCGGAAATTAAGACTTCAAGCAAGTATGCCTCCCAGATCGGCTGGATGCGGCATGGAAAAGACTATCCCTTCCCGGTGCGATTTGAGGCTGATCCATCGGGTTACATCGTTAAGGGCGGTGTAGGCGGATGCTACCGAATGGAAGACGTAGACCTGCTGTTCAAAAGCGACGAGAGCTATCACCGGATTAACTGACACCGACGATTTAAGTAAATGGTACTGGAGAGTTGCAGCTCCCCAGTACCCACCACGACCAAGAGTACGGCGATGAAGACGAAACACCCAAGCAGTAGCGATTCAAAGGCTAGCACACCATCCCGAAACCTGCTGGCTATCGCCATGGTTGGCACGGCACTGATCGGCTACCAGGTTCACAAGACCCCGGACGCACGCGATCGACTAAAGGATCTAGCCAGCCTGGCGCAGAACAGAGGCGATTTGACCGCAAGAGACTTGCACGTATTGACGCAGATTCTCGCCACCCCCTCCCCCAGTAATTGAGCCGCCAGGTTCTGGCTTTTAGCACCAGGGTGAAGCGCTACACTCCCCTGGTTGCTGCTTCCTGCAGAGAGCAAACATGAATTCCCCAACAAGCAACGTCCTCACCTTTGAGGACCTGCAGCGCATCACCGGCTACCAGCGCCGCTCCGACGTCGAACGTTCGCTGATCACTCAGGGCATCCGCATGTTCCGAGGACGAAGTGGCCCCTGGACAACGCTGGATCTCATTCACCACGCTGCGGGCATGGAGTCCGTAACCTCAGAGCTATATGACACCAACATCCTATGAGGAAAGCGCGTAAGCGGAAGCACAATCCGCACATTCCCCTCCACATCGACCAAGCCGCCCTCCCAGCGGCCATTTACTTTGATCATCGCAACGCAGGCGTCTGGTACACGCTTCATTACGACGAGACCGGCAAGCAGCGCCGGCGGAATGTGGCACCGGCCGACGTGACCTTGGCCGAGCTGCACCAGATCATGGAGCAAACCTCGGGCGTCGACCAAGGCACTTTGCGCTACGTCTGCGCTCAGTTTCACCTGAGCGATCGTTACAAGAAACTCAGTATCAAGACTCACAACGACTATTGCTATTCGCGGGACGTCCTGCTGGGTATCCCAACCCGGTTGGGCAAACCGCTGGGGGATCTCCTGGTGAAGAAGTTCACGGCGGCGTTGATCCAGCGGATTGTCGATCGTTTGGCCGACGAAGGCACGCCGTCCAAAGCGGCACATGTCCTGCGCTACCTGCGTCGGGTGCTGCAGTGGGGCCGCAACCGGGGCTACCTCGACAGCAATCCGGCGCAGGGCATTGAAGCGCCAGTGGAGCGCAAGCGCCGGCGTTTGCCGGAACACCTAGTCATGGAAGTGCTGGTCGACCGTGCCTTGGCATTCGGACGGCTGGCCAGGAACGAGAAAGGAGGCTGTCCGGAGTACCTGAGCTACGTCATGGAGATCGGTTACCTTTGCCGTTTGCGAGGCATTGAGACCATCACCCTGACCGATGCCCATGAACTGGTGGAAGGGATTATGACCAATCGGCGAAAAGGCAGCCGGGACAACATTGTTCGCTGGACGCCGCGACTGCGCGCCGCCTGGGAAGGGGCGAAGGCTTATCGGGCCAAGGTATGGGCCAGTAAATCAACAGTCATTCCGATTCGGCCCGATCGACGCTACATCATCGTGGCCAGCCATGGTGGGGCTCTACGCAAATCCAGTCTGGATACGGCTTGGCAGAGATTCATCACGTCGGCCATTGAAGACGGCACCATAATGGCTGAGCAAAGATTCGGCCTACACGACCTTAAACGGAGGGGTATTACCGATACCGCGGGTACGAGGGCAGACAAACAGGAAGCCAGCGGCCACCGTGATGGAGCGATGATGGACGTCTACGACCTCAGCATACCGCTGGTAAACGCTTCTGACATAAACTGACTTGAGAGCGGGAAGCTCAGATATGCGAAGTTATGACTCTATCCGAGTATCGACGCTGCTTTCGAAGATAGCGCGCAGCGCATCATATTGAATAGCTTGGGAATTGTTTAGGCGAGATCCGCAACTGCGCTTGTGAAAGCATGTACCTGCGGCCGGGAAAAACAGTTCAAAGCACCAAAATGATTGATTTGCGCGATCAGTGCGGGCCGAGCGGTAGCATCACCCGCAATAAACCGTAGGCAAAGCACATCCAGAATGAGCCGAGCTAACTCTGGGTTTTCACACGCAGAGACATCAAAGGCTTTATCGATTGCAACAGATAAATTAGCCATAGCGGGGTGGCCACGGCGCAACAGACGCAAGGTCGCTTCATGCTTGGGAGTTATAGGAAGAGGCACTGTTTTTCTTTCCTCACATATGTTTCGCGTCGAGCTATTTGGCGCGTCCATATTAGACCAGCCCCGCGATTTCTGATATCCCGAAAACACCAAAAGGCCATCATGCACGCACCTACGGTGCCGGTCTCGATCCTCACTCTCAGTGCTTCGTACTGAATACCTTGGCGCACGATCAAGCGAGCTTCCGGATCTGCTCGGTAAACTTAGTGACCTGTTTGGGCGACAGACAGTTCAGGTTACCGAAGGTCTCCAGGTGGTGGATCATGGCGTCGTGACTGCCAGGATCACCGGCGACCATGCGGCGGCAGGTCTTCTCCAGAATGAGCCTGGCCAGTTCTGGGTTATCGGTGCGTGAAGAATCAAATGCCAAGGCAATTGACATCGCCAGCTCACCCAGTTCAGGGAGGGAGCGCTGCAGGGCTCTTAAGGCGTTCAGTTGGCGGGCGGTGATGGGTAACGACACAAGGAGCTCCTGAAGCTGCGTTATGTTCCAAACCATGAGCGTCGGTAATGGTAGTCCAGCATCCGGGGACTGGCGTCCAATAGACGCAGAAAAGCCCGTCGGAGCGGGCTTGTCTGTGGGGGGACGATTGAACGTCACACCAGATATGGTAACGCGACGATTACCAGTCTTGGCGCGGCGGTTCGACTGGCTCACCTTCTTTGGACCAACCCAAGGTAAACATTGGCCAAGGATGGCCTTCGTCGGTAGTGCCAGGCGTCATACCTACCAAACTCCAGCCGACATCCAACAACGCATTAGCCCAACGACTGTCATGGGTGTTCTGGATTTTCCTCACGTCTTCAATCGCCATCGGTACAACTCCTTTGTATGTGGTGGCCTATTGTTAGCACAGACGCTCAGCGACTGGAAACATCGCATGGGGCGACGTGGGGCAGGAGCCACGGTGATTGCAGCTGTTGCCTTCGATGACTAAAAGCGCTGAACGACGAAAGAGTACCTTTTTAACCACGTAACAAAGGCTAAAAGGCGGCTGTATTTCAGGCGTTTCAGGTGTAGCCCACGTAACAAGAATATCTGTAACCCTATGATCTGTATGTTAAAAGCATCTTACTTGTAATCAGTAGGTCCCGGGTTCGACTCCTGGTGCCGGCACCATACAAGGTTTCAAAGGTGGTTTTTGCAGCCTCTGAGATCTCCGAAAAACCCGCCTTTTGGCGGTTTTTTTCGTTTTGGCGTTCTATCGGTTTCCGTCAGAAACTGGTGGATTCCAACCGCTTTAAGGGTAGAGTTTGGGCTAAAGGTCACTTCGATAAAAGGGAGTACCTTTATGTCGCGCACCACTGCTCCACTCTCTGATTCGGCTTGCCGCTCAGCCGAGCCCCACCGACCGCGGCTACAAGCTTTTCGACGGCGACGGCATCTACCTTCTAGTCCAACCCAATGGCCGTAAAGGCTGGCGTCTCCGTTACGTCAAACCTGACGGACGGGAAGGACTGACCTCGTTCGGCAACTACCCCGTCATTGGCCTCGCCGATGCGCGCCGCAAGCGCTTGGAGATCAAGCGAATGTTGGCGGATGGCATTGATCCCATAGAGACCAAACACCAAGCCAAGGCGGAAGCAGTAATCAAAGGCAGAACCTTTGAAAGCGTTGCGCTGGACTGGCATACAGAAATGTCGGCCAAGTGGGCACCAGGCCATTCCAAGACAGTGATGAGCCGCCTCAAAACCCACGTACTCCCGCTGATCGGCGCCCGCGCCATTGTTGACCTCGACACCCATGACCTCATGCAGCCCTTGGAAGCGATCAAGAAGCGCGGAACGATAGACGTTGCTTTAAGGATACAAAACTACCCGCAAAGCATCATGCGCGAGGCAAAACGCCTCCGGCTTATCACCGCAAACCCTGCTTACGACCTCGAAGGCTTGATCAAAGCCCCGCGGGTGGTACATCGCCCCGCTCTACCCTTGTCGCGACTGCCGGAACTACAGGAGCGGATCGACACCTATAAAGGCCGGGCACTTACTCGTCTGACGGTGATGCTGTCGCTGCATGTGTTTGTACGCTCCAGCGAGCTGCGTTTCGCACGCTGGAGCGAGTTCGACCTCAAGCGCGGCACCTGGGAAATCCCAGACACTCGGCCAGCGCTGGAGGGAGTACCCTTTTCCACAAGGGGTACGAAGATGGCCGGGGACATCCACCTTGTACCCTTATCGCCGCAAGCAGTGGCGCTACTCGAAAAAATCTATGCACTCACAGGCAAATTCGCATTGGTCTTCGCAGGGGATGCCAAACCCTGGAAACCCATGTCCGAAAATACCGTGAACAACGCGCTTCGGACGATGGGATACGACACCAAAACCGATATTTGCGGGCATGGGTTTCGTTCGATGGCCTGCAGCGCATTGATCGAGTCAGGATTGTGGTCGGAGACAGCTATTGAACGGCAGATGAGCCACAAGGAGCGCAACAACGTCCGCGCCGCTTACATCCACAAGGCCGAGTTCATCGAGGAGCGCAGGCTGATCATGAACTGGTGGAGCCGGTATCTGGACACCAACCGGCAGGAGCATGTCACCCCGCACGAGTTCGCAAACCAGACCGGCAAGAATGTAACTCGGATCAAGTCAAAAGAACGTGCGAGCAGGTAGTTCGTAACTCACTACTCACCCACCGATTACGGGATCTCTCAGCCTAAAGTGTCAGTACCGATGCGAAACCAACCCTACCTACCGGTCAAAAACTGGCCTCCTGGCAAAATGCAGCTTTACGAGCAGCCATGCGGCCCAAAAAGCGACAGTTGCAACGTCAGTATTCTTACCTTCCCCTGCCCAGTAAGAGCCTTGAGGTTCTCAAGTCCCTTACTGGGGGCAGCTTTGTGATCTCAGAGATCGATTTCATGGGTCCAATTTGGCATGCCATGACGGGCTAAGTGATCGACCAGATGCCTTGAGCCATAAAAGCGGTTACGCCCTCCCGAGGAATAGACAAGCGCAGACTGATCGACTTTTAGACCTGAGTTTCTTGCATTGCCGGTTAACCGAGCCAAGAGACCGTCGTTATCGCCGTTGGTAGACTTCGCATTAAACAATGCGTAGTCAATCCATCCACCTGTAGTCGAACGGGTTCTTACATGAGCCATATCAATTTTCATGGTTCGTCCCTCAGCGTTCTTTGTTAGCTTGAGAAACCAACGACCCGGCGAGTGCCTTCGTCGCCTCGCTGTATTTCTCACTCTGAAGTACCTGCCCAGCTTTATGCTCCATATCAGAACCGGTTTGCTTATCCGTGTGCGTCTGAGCAAGCGCTGAGGCCGCCAAGCTCTTGGCAATGGCTGAAGCATTTGGGTTACGCAGCGTCTCGGACGCGAGTTGAGCAACCTTATTCGATGTAGCTTTGGTGTTAGGTCCCAT